GTTTTCCCGTAGGTAGAGTTTGGAAGGAGTTATTTTCTTGCATTGCTATATGGTAACTTATGTCACCATATTAGTTCATCAACCCTTTGGCTTTTTAGAAATGACGTTGGCTTCTTTCAAGACATCTATTCCAATAGATGAGAACTCTTCTTTTGTCACAAGGTAAATTCTAATTTCAGGATTCGATGACTTTATTTTTTCAAATTTTTCTTGTTGTAAAGAATTAAAAAATACACCTTTTACATCAACATATGTGTCTATTGAAGGAATGTAAAAATCAGGCAAGTATGATCTTTCTACCTCGTCACAAACATATTTTATGATTCCTTTATGAGACTCATAATTTATTCCTAACTTATCCATGTGATTTGCAAAAATAACTTCCCAAGTTCCTTGAAGTTTAACTTCAGTTCCATCTGGTTTGGTGTGAGAATACCATTTACATCGGCCTACGGAAACTTCATCAAATTTTCCATCTGCCCAGGCTTTTCTAACATATGCTGATGTTCTTTTTGACCAAGATGGATCTGTAGCAAATTTATGGCTTCTAGTCTGTCCTTGCCTTTTTGCAACTTCGGGATTTTTCATCCCATTTTTATCACCTTTATTTATTTCTCTATCAGTAGATGTTTTACTGATCTTTTCTGCCCACTCAGGATTTTTATCTTTAGTTCGATAAGTTTTTCCGTAAGCAGGATTACCACTGCCCGAGAAAGAATTGTTTACGCAATCTCTCGAGCAGTATTTTTGTTTTCTAAGCTTATACTTTACGGTGAAAGTATTTGAGCATCCTTTGCACACTATAGCTACAGTCTTCATAAACTATAACTATAGGGCATAGAGGAAGTTGTTTACTTATTCTTTTTAGAAACTGCTCTTCCGATTAAGGATTCCCAATCTCTTTCTGGTCTAACTTCTAGATTTTTCTTCCATGCTCCATCAAGGACAGGTGTGTCTATCTTTAGATCATTTGCAATACTAGCCATTGCATTTAAATCTTTGACAAAACAGCTCCCGCCGTAACCAAAGTGTCCATCAGGTCCAGGTACACTCCAGTGGCTGGAGCCTAACCTAGAATCATACTTAGCATATTCAATTACCTTATCATAATCCACATTTAGTCCGGATTTATCTAGGGCTTCGCAGACCTGGAACATCTCATTTGCAAAGGCCACCTTTACAGTCAGGAAGTTGTTTGTGACATACTTCACCATCTCGGCAGTGGTCGAAGAAGTCTTTACAAGCGGCACCTTTGGGAATGCCGTCTGGAAAACCTGCTTCACTGTGTTAATGTATGGCCGAGGCCCACCAAGGATGATCCTGTTTTGGTTTCGCATGTCATCCAACGCATTGGCCTCAGTCAAAAACTCAGGATTGAAGACAACACGAAGACCTGTTTCTCCAAATTTCTTATTCCATCTCTCGGTGGAGCCAGGTGGAACAGTAGACTTTACTACTGCAATCCTCTCGCCCGGGATCTGTGAAAGCTCTGTTAGGACACCCTCAACAATGTTGAGGTCTGCGCTTCCATCCTCATACATTGGTGTTGGAAGGCACACGAAATAAACTTTGGAAAATCCAGGGACGGATCCTTCGGTAAAATTAACAAGGCTTTTTAGAGAGTCAGGTCGATAATCGTGTGCACCAGGTGAGACCTTACCTGCCTTATCGTATACCAGTACGTTGAAGCCTCTCTCTGAGAAAACAGTCGTAAGAGAACCTCCTACGAAACCTTGGCCAACCACAGCAATAGAGTTTTTCATTTCTTTAAATGATAATGTAATCTTTTCTAAAAGTTCAAAAATTTCTTTATTTTAAAATTTAAACTACAATTTTTGTATAGAATGAATTCATTTCATAGAAATAGCATTGTTTATTTGTTCTACATACATTGTATAACAATTTTTTATATGAAAAAATTCGCCTATTTTTTCAAAAAGTTTCTTACTGTATACGTAATAATCAAAATCTAAGACTAAGTTTCTTAAAACTTTTTTTGCTTGTATCATATCAAAAACTACGTAATTTGACAATTCTGGAAAAAAATTTATTACGTGACAATAAGAATCTTGATGAAACAAGACTGTAGGTATAGAATAAGAAGCGAAAGCTGATAATTTAGTGGAATGTTTTTCTTGACATCTCCAAGGTTCTTTTTTTGGATCATATAAAGCTAATCCCACATGTATGGGATAAAAATATCCATATAATTCATTGACTTCATTCCATCTTTTTGTCAAAGAATAACGTAAATCGCAAAATTCTTTTACTTCTACCTTCTTAGTGTCTTTAAAATCTACTAAAGACAAATAGTCATTTTTTTCTAATCTAGAATTAGATTCAGGGGTAACTGATCCAATTACGACAACATCTTCTTTTTCTCTATCAACTGCTTTTTTCCTAAAAATATTTGTATGAAATTGATCTATACAAATAATTCTTTTAATATCAATGCTATGACGCTTGGCTAAAATTAATGCATGAGAATCGCAAGAAGCTATCATTAAATCAAAATCATTATTTCGAAATACTTTTTGATCATCTATTGGATCATAAACGACTATGCATCCTTTTCTTTTTGCATTGATAACATCAGGATGATGATGATCCTTAACAAAGATTACTATGTCATTTTTAGAAAAATCCGCAGGTAAAGATCTGCTATATCTAACGTCTATTAGATGACCATAATTTTCTTTCATATAAGAAGAAACTATACAAGCTCTCATAATTGATGAGCCTCTAGTTTCAGGGGAAGACCATTTATGATGGGGGATAAATACTAACTTTTGCATTTTACCCATTATTGCTAAGCATTTTTTATTCCCCAAAAATAAAGATCATGATGATCATCATTTTTAGAAAATTCATATTGATTAAAAAAATCTTTTAAAGATATCCCATTTTCAATATCTTTCTCGGTTACATTTTTGTAGTATTCATTATCCCAATCTTTTCTAGATACATTTGGAAGAGTTTTCCATTCTTTATAAGTAGATTTCCCCATGTCTTCTAAACTTGCAACACCATGAACAGGTCTTCCTGTAGTAGCACAAGTAAATAAAAATAAACCATTGGGTTTTAGCATTCTTATTGCATTCTTGATGCTTTCTATGTAGTAAGGATTATGTTCCCAACATTCACAAGAAATTATAGTATCGAATGTATTATCAGGAGCATCATATAATTGCGCAGGACAAACAACGTCTACGCCTGGACCTGGACCTATATCCAGACCTATAAATTCTGAATTTTCAAATAAAAAAGATTCGTTTCCATTGACATCGTAAGATCCTATGTCTAGGACTTTCACATTCCTAAAATAGGAAGGAAATTTTTTTTTCACTAATTTACAAAATTCCCATTGTTGTTTGTGCGCCATTTATAGCTCCTAAATAATCAACATGAAATTGACTCATGTCTATTTTATATTCTGACAAGTAAGATTGATCAACTCTAGTTCTTTCGCTTGTTTCTATACCAAAAGTTCGACACATGCCACCTTCAAGATAAGAACTATTATAATTCCCATCAATAGCAAGTTTGTCTGAAATTTCTATAATTTTCCTTTCGTAAGACTGCATAATGGGTTGGTATCTTTCAATAGAATCTAAGAACTTAGAATATGATTTTGTCCTCCACAAAGTTGGTCTAGAATTAGGTCTCCAATTTGAGAAATAAAATTTCTCATTATTCACTTCAATAGGGCCAGTTTGAATTAATTTTGTTTTTTTGTGATAATCACCTGCACCTTCGCGATGACTTACGGCATCCGGATTTACTTTCTTATTAGTTAAGTCTTTATTGTAATAAGGATCATTGGTCACGTAGGAAGGTAAACGCAAGCAATCTATTTCTTTATTATCGTTCATAAACTTAAGACATTCTTTAAATGGATCTTTATAAACGATAAAGTCGTCATATAAAAAAGCGAAATATTCCAACGAATTATTTAGGGCATAAAAATATGTAAAAAATTGCACTGCTACATCATAATAGTTTGAATTAGAAAAAATAATTTTTGAATTTTTTGGTAAATCAATGGGTAACTCTTTGATTCCTGCATTGTTGATTATCAACAAATCATAAAAATCTTGTTTCAAGAAGACATCTAGACTTTTTGCAGATTTTTTTACCATGTCTAGTCTTCTAGACATATTTTCTTCAGTCAACCAAACAAGCCATCCTATAGCAAGATTTTTCATATTCTATTCACGTTAATTTATCAAGAAAGTTCTTCCAATTTTGCCAATAAGAATCTCCAAAAATTTTTTGTTTCATTATTTTCATACCTGAAGAAAGCTTATCGAAAATTTCGCGATTAAGCAAAGATTCAACCGCATCTGCTGCTTGCGTTGCATTGCTTACAATTCTACAGTTATATCCATCAATCAAATAATCCCCAGATCTGGTCTCTCTCACATAACGATCGGTAATTACTAATGGAGTACTAGAATGCAAAGAGTGGAAGAACACGCCACCTCCCCAATCATTGGCCTTGAAATGAACTACGCCAGACAGGTTCTTATATTTTTTGACGTTCTCTATGGGTGACAAGGTGGGTAGATTTCCAGTTGGACCGTTTTCATTGTACCTTATGTCAGCACCCATGCTTCTTATATTTCCACCGTAGTTTAAGACTTGATTTATACCTCTATCCTCTAATATCTTATTCATTTCTGCGAATAGTGAATAATCTTTTGGTTGTCTAATTTTGTAGTTGTGATTGAAAGAAGCTAATTCTCTTAGTCGTACTTCTTCGTCTCTAGAAATACCAAACAAGTCATACTCTACATCGTCACAAAACATGTCGATCGTATTAGTTCCATAGTCATAAAATTGATAGTTTGCAGGAACTATTCTAGCGATATTTCTTGCTTTTTTCTTACCTGACAGCGGATTGTAGTGACTCATCGTAGATGATACCCAAGCAATATTTTTTCTTCCCTTTAGAAGATTTTCATAATGCTTTATATAAGAATCTCCCCCGCGAAGAGTGTGATAAACATCAAATTCCGTCTCTTGAAATTGCTCTTCATCTATCAAATTTACTGTAGGTATTTTTGATAGATCGGACTGCGGAATCCCTTGAATGTCTAAGAAAATATCTTCTCCAAAACACTCACTCTTATTCAACGGGTGAACAATAGCGTTGATTTTATTTTCAGAGTTTTTACATAATAAAGAAGGCCACACGGAAATGAAATTCCAATTCAGGTCAAGAGTTCCAAACTTGGGAACGTAAACCTCATGACCTAACTTAGAATAGTGACTAATTACAGAAGCTTGACCTAACCTGTCGTCCGTCGGAAATACGAGTATCTTCATGGTTTATTGTAGATAATATTTCAAATCGGTCTAAAGATTCAAAATTAATTCTCTGTATTTTTTATATCCTTGGGGTAAACTCCAAGAATCGACGTTAGGAACATTGGGCATAGCATCTATTACGTTGTCTTTTATCGAAACTTCAGGCAACACTTGACTTGCTATGCCCACATCTCTAGAAACCACAGGTACTCCTAACAAACCACATTCTATTAAAGATTGAGGACCTCCTTCACACCTAGCGGTAACTGGATATAGGTCTAAAGTTTGATACAACTCATTCACTACTTGGTGGGGTGGTCTTTCAAAATACGTAAACCCAATATTAGATTTCTTGAGTCTAGAGATGATGTATTGTCTTCTCCATCCGGCTAAAAGCACGTGTAAGTCTTTAGTGTGTGAAAGCTTTTCTATGTAATCGGCAAGAAGATCTGGACCTTTTTCTAGTTTTGGGCTGACCAAATCATGACCTTCAGTGTCTCTCTGGAAAGAGCCTATGATGTAAGAATCTAAAGGAAGATTGTATTTTTTTCTCAATGAAATTTTATCACCAGTCTTCTGCCATATTTTTTGATTCGCCCAGTAATTTATCAAGTGAATTTCTTTTGCAGTAAATTTTTCTATGAATTTCTTTGTGCTTTCATTGTAGACATGATAAACAGTCGTAAACTGATCTCTTAACATGAATTCTCTTAGAGATTCACTCGTAAACTTATCAGGAACAATGTGATGAACAGTCGTAATGACTTTCTTTCCATTCAAAAATCCCCTTGACACAAGTTGCATCCAAGCCCAATCCGCGAGGAGCCAAATTACGTTCGCTTCATTTGGGCTTTTTACGCTAATATCTGCGTTATCTTCATTCCACTCTTTTACAAATCTGTCGACAATCCAGTCCTCAGAAGGAGGGAGAACAAAGACTTTATTCATTGCAAGATAATACTCCAAAATCTTGACATAGATTCTTTCCATCCAAAGGGAATATATGAGTTTTTATCGTGTTTTGATTTCAACAATAAATTTTCTAATTCAACAAAATTAGAAAACGAATGATTTATCCCCGCAAATTCGCAAGCTCCTCCGCCTTCGACATGAACGTACGTGGGCATACGTAGAGCTAAAGCTTCTAGCACGTGGTTAGGGCCTGGATCTTGTCGAGATCCGCTCACGTATATGTCATGTTTAGAAAGTTCTATAGCTAACTCTTCTCCGTGTAAAGGAGAAATGACTCTAGTGTTAGAGAAAGTTCCTCTATCTCTTCCAACGTAAGTGAAAGATATTCTTTTGTTTTTTGTGCTCAGATAGTCTATAAACTCGTAAGAATCAAAACCTTTCATGTGATTGTTTGACCAATGATGAGTCACTACTTTTATGATGTCATCACTTTTATTTTCCAGAGATTTTGCGTGGCGTGTGAAATGATCGTCTACTCCATTATACAGAACATGTTGGTCTTTACAGGCCCAACCTTTTTTGTTGAAATAGTCCTTCATCCAGCTGCTTACAAACAACGTTTTTGAATTTATAGTGCTACATTGAAGAAGCATGTGATCCATATGTTCTGTTCCTTTTCTGGCATCACATTCATTAATTCTTTGGAACACATTCACTCTTTTTTTAGAAATAAATCTAGCGACGTCGTTGATGTCAAATGATCCTTCCTTACGAGGATCCATCACGAATATCGCATCTACATCATCTGATAAGACATTAGTTAGCTGTACGTCAGAAGGAACGGAAGAATACACGGCTTTTACGAAATTATTGCCACCGCCCCAAGGACCCGAAATAGGCTTTCTATTGATGGCTAATTTCAACATGTTACAGCACTTGTGTCAAAATTTTCACTTAGTACCATTTGGATAGTTCTTTTGGTGTTGACGTCCATGTCATGATCTTTATGGGCTACTGAAGAATATGATTCTATTCTATTTTTTAGTTTGTCTTTGTCGGAAAGAGCTGACTTTATTTTTTCTATTATTGTATCAGATGAATCATTGTCTTCAATTTTTACCATCGATTCTTCCATCTTAGAATCCATGTATGAAGGGCAATCGCCTATCGGTAACACTTTAGAGAATCCAAACTCTACGTATTTTGGGACTAATCTATCTCTGAATGTCCCTGCTTTACACGTGACCCCCATCCAACATCTATCCAATAATTCATGAAATTTTTTCCCATGATACTGATGAACGGCTTTTGACGCCTCTATTCCGCTGTGAGGCAAATAAGCAAATTTTACGTCAGACTTACGAAGAGCGTCTAAGACTTTAGACCTAATAGGATAATAAGAAGGGTTAATTTGACCTGAAACTAGCACATCGATGTCCTTTTTAAGGAAGTCTACTTCTCTTGGACTACCACAAAAAGGCATGGTGATTGTGTTTATTCCATTTCTAGACAAAAACTCAATGTTTCTCTTTGACGGAAAAGTATTGATCATGACATTGACGTCATGACGTCTACAAAATTCTAATTGTGTTCTAAAAAGAATTTCGTCGCTCTTGCTTTCATCCATCGAGTGAAGAACTTTCTTACACCCTAGTCGTCTTAGCTTTTCATGACAAAGCTCATTTCTTAGTGAGATATACACTATCACTACGTCATTGGGCGTAGGTTGCACGTGTTCAGAAAGAAAATTTGTTTCTGAAAGAGTAACACATCCATACCTTTGAAATGAATCTATGATTCCTTGAGATGCAGAATCACAAGTTAATTCATGCTGAGAATCTTTATAGAGGTAATACACTGTCATAGATCACCAATCTAGCTTTTTGACTGAAGGACGAGAAAGCAAAACTTGACCGTAGTCGATTTCTTCGTCGGGTATTCTTCTGTCGTCAAAGAAGATTCTTCTGTCCATCACTATCAATTCCTTGCTGTCATCTTCAATTTCGTCTATTAGCTTTTGGCACTGAATCCCAGGGTCATTTTTTCCAGGTAAGTGATAATCGTCAAATAACAAGAATTTTTGATATAGGTCTTTTGTGCTTTCCCAATCAAACTTTGTTGCATCGTATGAATGATCGCCATCAATATAGACGAGATCAAATTCTTCTTTAACTGAAGGAAGAATTTCTCTTGAGGTTCCTTTAGCGAATGTGATGCAATCAAACCACTGTTTTGGAAAAACCGACTTCAACGTTTGAATGTGTTGTTCATTGAAATTTGGGTCTATAGTGACTATCTTTCCATTTATTCCACAGTCCGCAAAGGCTTTTGCTGCGCACAGAGTAGAATAACCTCTTCCAAATCCTATTTCAAGCATCGAAGAAATCTGGTATTGCTTGATAAGATAATAGATTAGAATTCCTCTTTCATAGTTAGATCTATAGAATGACCCTACTGAATTATAGAGTGGACTATCGGGACTTCTGCTTCTTTCTGCAGTAAATCTTCCTAAAACGTCGAAATGTCCAAGCGGAATATTTTCTACAAAGATTCCAATCTCATTCAATTTTTGTCTTATGTCTATTTTCTTCATAAAATTTCGCCTAATAGATTCACGTACTGCTCGAAACAAGTAGACATGCTAACATCCACGTGAGAGAATGAATTTCTCAAATCTGGTAGTTTTCCATTCAGCTGTGCGACGTCTACCTTCGGAGGATTTTCATAGTCCACTAACTCGTAGTTATATTCGTTAGTTTCTCTCAAGACGACGCCATATTCTCGAACTAATTCTTTAGTACCGCCTTGTTCGGAACATATGACTGGAGTTCCTTGAGATAGCGACTCAACAACTGTGTTAGGGCAATGGTCTAACCACGCCAAATGAATCATCCAATTTGCTGCTGAAAACACCTCCAAACAAACTTCGTGTGACTGTGGTCCCGTGTAAAAAATGTGAGGATCTGCTACTTTTGCGGGATTAGATCCCATGACTATGAGAGCAGCAGAGTCATAAAAACTTCTCAAATGTCTATACAAAGAAATGTTGTCCAACAGTCTCTTTTGAGGGTGCCAGTTGGCAGAACAAACGAATAACATCTCATATTGTTGTCGTAGCTGTTCTAATGTAGGTATAGAAAACTTCTTTATTGGTTCTACGTTTATTCCATTCCTGATCACTGAACCTTTTTTTGGTTCATTCCACCAGCGCGTCGTCATGCCTCTGTCAAATTCTGATTGCCATACGACAGCATCTGCAACCTGATATAGTTTTTTGATGTTTACATTTTTTGTCTCAAATTCATGAGGAGAAAACCAAATTCCATCTAAACGTTGAACTACTTTCTTGGCTAATGGTGCTCCTGAAGGCTCTATGAAGACTAAAGATGCGTCTGCTTTTCTTCCGTCGTGCAATTCAACATCATGACCATTTTCTAAAAAGGCCTGAGCAAGTCTACGACCAAACGAATTTGGTCCTGAGTTAGAATTGAGATTGACGTTATCGAGATGTATTTTCACGATCTTCGTTTGACCTCAGCGATAAAAGGAGCCGCGAAAGGGGTACCGTTCATCATCACTGCTAACAACGCAAGCTCTTTGGTCTCGATATTCTCTAGCTTAGCTCTTTGTGTAAAGATATTAGGGTCTAATTCTTCATTGTTGTTTATTGTTATTGAATCATAGTACATTTGAGCCAACATGTTGACTGACTCATTACATAATGGAGTCTCAGACTGCTTGATGACTTCAGACAAAGAAAAGAATATGTCACTATAAATCTCTATGCAAGTAGACCTATCGAGTTTTTGTCCTTTTCTTTTTAACAGTCTTTCTGTCAATAACTTGCTAATAGGTTCATGTAAGTTCTTCATTTCACATATCCTCTTCTTCGTAAGAAGATGGCTTCATCTCTTTGAAACTTTGCATCTGAAGTTTGGTACGTTTCAGGGACATCTTTTATCGTATAGTGATACATCACTCTAGGCAAAAAAGTCTTTACCTTTGCATTATGTAATACAGGTAGATATATCGCCTGATCGCCGGCACGGCGAATGTATCCACCATCTTCTCCTCTAAAGTTTTCATCGTTTACTTCATTTATCAATTTCTTCCTAAAGGTTTTCAAGTGGCTTGATACCCATGGGTATGAATAAACATTTGCGCCTGGAGGGATTGAACCGCTTATATTTTTATCAGAAAAACTCCACCTATGCGCAGTCCACAAGGCGTCGCATTTCAGCCCTTCATAAGCGGAGTTTATGATGGCTAGAGAATCTAGATCAGTTAGCCAATCATCTGCATCTATCCTACAGACTATGTCATCATCTTGACATTTATTGATTCCTGCTAGGACATTGGCTACTTCCCACTTTTTGTCAGCATTCCAGATGACATTGACCTTTTCAGAATATTCTTCATCGAGTAAGCTTGAAAACCTTTTTAGTATTTTTTTAGATTTTTCTATGTGTTCATTAGAAGAAACATCATCTATTAGTATTAGCTTCCAATTGTCATAAGACTGTCCAAAAATAGAATGTAACATCTGAGGCAATGTCTCAGACGCATTATACATGGGAGCTATAAACACAAATCTATTTGACATATGAAGACACAGTCTTTTCTAAGCCAGATTGAAATCCGGTATATCCAAATTTTACAACAGAATTTATTTTTTCTGTCGAAATCCAGTATTTTTTGTCATGGCCCGGACGATCTTTAGATGCTTTGATGACGTCTTTTGTTTGAATATTTTTACCTTTTATCTTGTTGTAAGCATCTACGACAAATCTAGAAGTAGATAAGTTATCATAAGAAATTCCTGAACTTAGATTATACGTAGAATTCCATATGGTTCTTTTAGAGATCAATAATTCCCTAACTAACCTCGCCGTATCTTCTACAAAAGTCCACTCTCTTTCTTGGTCACCTGATCCGTAGAGAGGAAACTCTTGACCTGTCTCTAGACAATTTATCAGTTTAGGTATGAATTTTTCAGAATGTTGTCTAGGGCCGTAATTGTTTGAAGGCCTGACTATGATATTCCTCACACCATGAGTATTTTCATATGATTTAACCAACATGTCTCCAGCAGCCTTAGTTGCCGAATATGGGTTCTTAGGATTCAATGAATCACTTTCAAAATAAGGTCTATTCAGAGCAGGACCATAAACTTCGTCGGTAGAAATATGACAAAGCCTAACCTTAGTTTCTCTACATGCGTCTAATACAGACGCAACTCCCCTAACATTCGAATGTATAAATTCGTAACATGAATTTATTGAATTGTCCACATGAGTCTCAGCAGCAAAATGAACCAAGAATTCAGGCTTATGTTCTTTTATCTGAAAAATTAATGACTCAGTGTCACATATATCCATTTCTCTAAATTTCGAAATGTCCAATGAGTCCATTCGGCTGGCATAAGTCAGTTTGTCTATGTTCAACACGTCATCTCCGGATTGAACGAAATGTTGAACAGCATGACCTCCTATGAAACCTGCTCCTCCCGTTATGATTACTTTCATATGACTTTTCCGTAATTATCTAAACACCAGTCTAAGGCAGCCATGGCATTTCTAGGGATGTATCCTGTAGAAGAAAGTTTACTCACGCTGAGTAACGTGTTGACTCTTTTTACTCTTAGAGAACTCAAATAGTCTAGGTAATCAATCTTATTGACTTCCATTTTTGGATTTAGTTTAGACTTTATCTTTGAAGCTATTTGATAAGGACTCAACCACCCTACGTTAGCTAGGTTATAGACTCCGTAATGCTTACCTCTTATTAAATGTTCTATCATTTCCTTCATATCTTCGATACAAGTAATAGAATTTCTTGAATTGATGAAGTTGCCCTCTTTGATGGACATGAATTTAGTCAACATGTTGGTTGGATTTGGAACCGCTGAAATCAGCTGCCTGGGTCTCACTATAGTCAACTTTTCATACCTAGAATCAAGTAATTCTTGATCCGCTCTGGCCTTAGTTTCAGCATACCATGCTGCGGGAGTAGGTTTGTCATTTTCATCGTATACTTTGTCTGTTTCCATACCGTCAAATATGCAACCGCTGCTAATTTGAACTAAATGATGACCATACTTGATGCATGAATCTAATACATTTTTGGCCCCCAAGACATTTACTAACTCTGCTTCTTTTTTGTTTTCTTCGCACCATTCTAGGTTTATTTTAGCAGCTGTATTTATCACAACAGAACCTTGAGGAAATCTGGAAAGATTTTCTTCAACTGATGAAATGTCAGTAATCTCTATTCTAGAATGAGCCAAGACTGTATCATCTGAATTTTTTATGATGTTTGCTACTTTTCCTGAACCTATTATTATCTTCATTTTAAATTCCACAAAATTTCGTTGGCTCTCTTATAAGACTCATGGGTGCCTGCGTCGATCCATTCACATTTTACGTCGACTAAACTGCCACGTCTGTTTTTTACCAACCAAGAATTTACGTCACTTATCTCATATTCTCCACGTTGAGAAGGCTTTAGAGTTTTTATAACGTCAAAAACTTCGTCAGTGTAGCAATACAATCCTATTATTGCTCTATCGCTTGGAGGGATGTTTGGTTTTTCTAGAATGTCTATTACTTTACCGTCTTGATTGATGACAGGAACTCCAAAGCGTTGGGGATCTGGTACCTTCTTTGTGAACAATCTATATTCTTCGTGTAATTCATTGAAGTCTTTTATCAAGCTTGATACTTCGTCGTTGTCACTAAAGATATTGTCACCCAATATAACAACAAATTTATCTCCCTTTGCAAAGGAAGAACACATTCCAAGAGCAGCCGCAATACCATTCGCAGTGTCTTGAACTTTGTAGGTCATAGAACATCCATGTTCTGATCCTGACCCGACGACAGATATGACATCTCCCATGTGTTCAGGCCCAGTGATTAACATGACATCTTCAATGTTAGACTTCTTGAAAATGTCTAACATTCTAAAGATCATAGGTTCTTTTCCGACAGGAAGTAGACATTTGTTAGTAACCCGCGTGATGGGATACAGTCTACTTCCTGTGCCGCCTGCAAGAATAATACCTTTCATGATTTGTCCAACATGATCTTGGGTTGGCCTTTATTCACGGTTATATGATGTGTTTTTGTCTTTCCGTCCCACTTCTTATGCCAAATCCACCCACCCAGCTCAGACGAGAGCTCTTGTGCTCTCAACTTTATCATTTCATCGGTAACTTGTGACCAAGGTAGATCGAACATCATGTTCGTGTCTCCAGTGTCCTCATAGGTCTTGCCTGACAAAGTCTCCCAATGGCGAGTCCAGTAATTTCTATAGAGCTTGATCTTTCTCTCTATGTCAAACCAACTATAGTGAAACACGCCTGGTAAGTTATCGACTACCTTGTTGAACCACGTTTGATATCCTTCTAGAGAAGTTGGATCTCCTGACACTGCTTGCTTTCTGACCTCATCAACTTCAGGCGTATAGAAAGTAACGTGCGGTATTCTTTCATATGTAGTTGAATCAATCATGTCGCAACCATCACCGAATGCTGCATACAAATGGCCGGAGGTGTCAATCTTCCTTGCGTCTGCAGGAATGCCATGAGTGATGTTCTTCTTGTTGCGACTTAGCCGCCACTTCCATGGAAATATATCGGCCCTTACTTTATTAGGACCTCCCCAATATTCGACTACAGGAAGCGAGATTAGGTCGACATTGGCAGGAAACTTGCCACACAAGTCGGTTATCTTTTCGTAGTCGTCTTCATGAACTATTTCGTCGCAGTCCATCTGCCAGCAATATTCGTTGGTACACATTGACCTCGCTTCGGCTTTTTGCATTCCGTCAAACACGGAAAATCGAGGATGAGACCAATCTCTGATAACTTGCTTGACTTTAACCTTCGGTTCCGCTGCGGCCATTTCTTGGATCTTTTCCCAAGTTCCATCGTTAGATCCACCGTCAACGATGCAAACTTCATCACAAAATTGCAACATAGACTGTATTGACTGAATAAAAGGATACCCTTGCGTCAATGCATTATAGACAGTCGTGTATCCACTTAACTTAGGTTTATAAGCCATAATGCTCTTAATTCCATTCCAAAATAAAGTTGGAGCAGTATACAGATAATCAAAAATAGATTCGACGTTTTCAGTGTCAAACCATTCTTCATTTTTATGCTGGACGTTATCATTTAGATGAAGTTTACATCCTAGCAGCTTCGCCTCGATGACCATTCTAGGACATGTGTCTCCTCCTACAGGAAGATATACGAAGCCTTCAGCTCGAGCAAGGCGGTCTAACATTTCCTCATACTTCACGCCCCAAACTATTTCATATTCCTTCTCATTCGCATTACACCACTTTTCGGCGGCCGCTGCCCCTTTTACCCAAGAATCAGAACCTAGGACAACCCACTTTTTTCTATCCAACGAGGATGTAGAAACCTGTTCTCGTAACCACTTGATCATGCCTAGTGTTTTTTTCGAAAAAACGCTAGATAAGACTATGCTGTCTTTTTCCGATAAAAATGGAAACAGCATATGGTAGCGTTCTCTTTGAGCTTCTGACATCCACCATAAAGCCTGAGCGCCATAATAAAAAGCTGATATCAGTTTACCGTTCATTTGGTTATGACAATCACAGGGGGACCCTGACTTTTCTGCATGTTTTTCTGGGGATCTAAAGCGACAATATTTGTAGTCGTACTCTAGGATTGAATATTTCAGATTCCCGACGATGGATGGAACAAGTTCAACATTCATTTGAGCAAAATTTCCAAATATCCAGAACTTATTCATTCCTTGAGCAAGCAATGACATGTTCAAGTCTTTGGAGCGTATTTTCATGTAAGGGAAAGGACATTCATCAATCAACGCTTGGGTTGTCAATTCTGCCCCACCGACATAGTCTTCTGCAAAAAGATCTGCAACAAAAACTACTTTTACATGGTCAGGTATGACCAAAGGCTTCACGCTGTCCTCAAATATAGAGCTATTAAAAATTTGCAAATTTACCTCTTAATCTTTAAAGATCTTAAAAGAAATTATATTTAAGCTTAAATCTTAAAAGATTTATAACACTGCTACTCGAGGTTGTACATGCCAAGGAAAAAAATATCTGGTAATGGTAGCTCTAATGCAAACGCCTCGAGGAGAGGTAGACCAAGAAAAACCATCATATTAGATGAAGAAGTACCTGTTTCAGAAGCTAGAAAAGCGATAGAAGCAATAGAACACAATCGTCAACAAATGCTTGAGATGCAGAACAGAATCTTGTCTGCTCCGGCAATGAATGGTGGATTTTCTACTTTGATGTATAAGGTAGAAAAAATTGAACAAAGTCAAGAACAATTAGTAGAAAAAGTTGATGAAATAAGGGAAGTCTTGTATGATCCTGATAGTGGATTATATGCAAGAATAAAAAACGTAGAAAATTCTTCAATCGAAGAAAGCAGAATAGAAAATTTAGAAGAAGACATAAGAAGCATAAAACAATGGAAAACCTCGGAAGAAAAGTCTTCAGAACGAGGTGAAAATCAATCTGCTGATATAGAAAAAAAAATAGAAGAACACGCTGAAGTTATCAAAGACTTAAAGAAGTGGTATGAAAGGCAAGCGGCTGCAACAAGGTGGTTGGCTATCACTGTAGGAACGGGTATCTTAGGTGCTACAGGGAAGCTAATATATGAATTTTTGTTGAGTCATATCAAATTTGTGTGAACATATAACTCATTTATGAGTATCATAAATGAAGTGTCATTATATTCAATAAAAGAGATAGACTCTTCAGAAAAAAGAGTTAAGACTTTTTTATCTAATTTCTTAGATAAACAAAAAGTAATCGTTACAGAGAAAAAGCCAATAGCTAAGTCTAGCTTACAAGGCTTATTAAAAACTACGATGGATGATCAATTAGATCAAATCATACTTGATTTGATTTTAGAAAATGCATATAAAGCAGAAAATATCTCTCCTGGTGGTTTTCAAAAAACTTTAGAGAATTTTGTATTTTCTAATATTAAAACTTCATTTAACCAAGAATCATTTCATCCAAAAAAGAGTGACATAGAAAATTTCATTAAAAATCAACTCAGTTCAAAAGAAGCAGACATTCTTTTGACTGCTTTAGAGTTGGCTGGACTTAGTGGAAAAATAACTATAGAAAAAAGCCAAAATGACAAAACTAACGTTGAGTTAGTTAACTCATACATTTTTGAATGTCATTCATATCACGAAAAATCTATTAAGTTAATAAAACCAAAAATCATAGTCATAGATGGTTTTATAGAGTCTGTTTCAGAGATCAATATTTTGTTAGAGAGTCTAGTTTCTACAGGTCATCAATTGGTATTAGTTACTAGAGGATATCATCCTGATGTCATCAACACAATAAAAGTTAACAATGATAGAAAAACTATTTCAGTTTACTTGATTGAAGTCCCATTTGATTTGAATGGTATTAATTCTTTAGTGGATATCTGTATAGCATCTTCATGCGAACTAATATCCAGTAATTTAGGACAACTGATATCTAACGTCTCTATAAAAGATTCATCTGAAGTTGACGAAGTAAGCATCTCAAAGAATAAAATTCTAATAAAGAAAAATTCTTCTAAACATCATGTAAAAATTCACTTAAGAGAACTCATTCATAAAATGAAAAATAATCATGATATATCAGAAATTTATGAGAAAAGAATATCATGTTTTAAGAGTGATTGCGTAATCATCAGAATACCGAACGATTCTCAGTTTGTTGAGATATCACACCGTTTAGATTATTGTTTACGTATGATACCGTCAATGATGAGTTATGGAGTTTTAAATGATAATTCGTTAACATATACAAGATATGTTTCAATTTTTTTTGCTAACAAAGCTAGAAATTGTATAAGAGATTTAGGTTGTGTAGTAGTTTGTTGAAAAAATTATTTTTTACTATCCTCTATCATTTTAAGCATGTCTGCTTCATTGACTGAACGATTTTGGATAAGCTCCAAAACATCTTTCACAAATTTTTTCAAGTCATCGGTGGGAATGTCTACACCTATCTCATTTTTAATTTCTTTAGACAATTTTTTCATTGCATCATTGTATTGAGAAGTTGCAGTGTGAGGACTGCCTTCATCACCAGGAGGAGCCAAGTAGTCTTTTATTTGCTCCATTGTTCCTTTTTTCTTCTCTTGTCTTACTTTTTTATTGCCTAACAATGCATTTACAGACTCAAAAGTAGAATCTACTAAACCATCTATTATTTTGTTGGCTTCTAAGTCTATAGGGTCTGTTACGCCTAACGAAACATCAGGAACTCCTGCTTTACTGGCTCTTTCTGATTTATTATTATATGAATCTCTTATCATTTCTATGAATTCAGGAATAGTTGCAGTCACATCATCAAATTTTCCATGAGATTTTCTCATATCTGATTTTTTGTCTTGAAAATCATCTTCAGACACAACTGCTAATACCCTGATTGGTTCTCGTAAAGCGTTGTCAAATCTTTCCTTCATTCCTCGAATTTCTTGAGTAGAAAAAATTTCGAAAAGCCTGTCTTGAGATTTCGGACCAGCACTTTCAGCTTTTGCAAAAAAGCCTTCAAATCCAGCAATTATATTAGGTATTTTTTTCAAAAAATACGCCAATGCTAAACCTAAATTATGCCATGCTGTTATTACTTCCAGGTCTGCATAAAATTCTTTATCATTTACATCATCGCCTAGTCTTCTAAAACATTTTTCTGAATTTAGAACTAAGTTATCCACAAAACTTACTAATTGTTTTGCTTCTGTTTTTTCGAATGTGGGTTTTAAATTTTGCCCATAAATCCTTACGTGTTTTCCTATTTGCATCATCAATTTTTTTTTGATGTCCTCATTTCCTACTGATAACTCTTCTAAAATTATTTTTTTAGTAGCTTTTATTTCGGCTAAGCTAATAGAAGCTTCAGCTAACCTTTCTTTCTTGATTTTTGATAAAAGCATTTTTTCCTCTTTTACTTTGACAGCAATTTGCAATATACATATTACATGTCTACAAAAGATAAAGTAAGTAAATCTGTCTGGGGAATGTTAGAATTTTCAAAAGAAACTTTAAAGAAAAATTTACTAGCATCCAGAAGTTCTCTAAACATAGAAGATAATTCTTTGAATTCTATATTCAAGCTTATAGACACTTCATTGTCTGAAGGTTACAACAAAAGCCATGATGCAACAGTTAATTCAATTGTTTCATTACTAGAAGAAAATAAAAAAAAATAGAGAATAAAAAAGAAAAAAATGAACCAAAGTGGTGGTCCATCAAAGGATTGTTTGGGACAAAAGCACCTGGTAAAATGTAGATGTGTACTGTCTCAACTAAAAGACAAGGCTATACAACATCAATTCTTGGTTTTTTCTGAAATAGAAAATGGCGAAGTTAAACAAAAATTTGTGCAATGTAATAATTGCGGAGTCATTCATAAAGTAATCGATGTTTGTAAATCAGAAATTATGAATGGAAAAGAAGCCATGTCTTCTATAATAAAAGTAGAAGACATAAAAAATTCTATTGATCAAAAACTCGCAGCAATTTTAGAAAGACATAACTGTGACCTTCCCACATGGGAACATGCCAGTTATATTCTAGAGAACAAACGTTGGGGTGATTTTGTAGTCTTGACTAGCGATGCAGAATCTGATCTAAAAATAGTAAAATACGTAAGAATAATAAACGAAGGTATCTACAAAATAGATACACATACTCGGCAAGACGTCATAAATTACTGACATGCAGACTTTCGGACAACTTAACTCTGAGAAGCTAGCAAAAGAAAACGAAGAGTGTAGAAAGATAGTAAAAGAAATTTTGAACATTGGTCTGTCACAACGACAACAAATGTTTTTGATCTACCTTTTGTCTATGGAGCTAGAAAACATACAGCATGTAAAAGATTTGACAGATCTAATAAAAGAAATTGCAGAAGAAGAAATTTTCATCTCAAGGAGCGACAATGGGTAGACCTATCAGCGTAAAAAATCCTTTTTCTAGTGCAAGCAAGAGCGATCATGATGACATAGACGTCACCGCGTTGCTTCCTCATCCAAAACAAGGCGAAGATTCTAGAATAGTAGTGTTATATGGAGGGGTCAGTGAACAATCTATCTCTACAGTAGTTTATCAACTTCTATATTTAGCCAATCAAAATCACAAACCAATACACTTGGTCGTATCTACATACGGAGGGTCAGTTGATGAAATGTTCTCATTGTATGATACAATCAGATTTTTGCCTTGCCCAGTGCACACTATAGCGTTGGGAAAGGTTATGTCAGCAGGCGTTTTGCTACTTGCATCAGGAGTGAAAGGAAAGCGGTTAATTGGATCTTCGGCTAGATTAATGATGCATCCTATTTCCGGTGGATTTTACGGTAATGTATTCGAGTCGATGAGTGAAACAACCGAATTCAAGAGGCTTCAAGACCTCATGGTTAATTCTTTACAAAAAGAATCTAGTATGTCCAAGGAACAAATTGAAAACATCATGAAGTCAGGTCATGATTATTATGTCACACCAGAAGAAGCAGTCAAGCTAGGAATTGTAGATAAAATTATAGGAATGTAACGTGTAATCCTGTCAATCCGAATGTTAGTATCCTCAGAGGATGATTCCTCTGAGGATTTCTTTTTCTTATGAAGAAAATCACGATTGAAGATTGGAAACAATTCTTCCCTTTTAATAAGGTACGTAAAGAGCAAGAAGATGCAATTAATTTTGCTATTCATTCTTTCATAAATGAAAAAAAGAGATATGTCATTTTAGAACTAGGTACGGGTGTAGGCAAGTCTGCTACAGGAATCACTATAGCTAGGTACATTGATGCTCACGGTGAAAAAGTAAAAAATGAAAATGGAGACTTGCTGACAGGGGCCTACGTTGTCACCACTCAAAAGATTTTGCAAGAACAGTATTTGAGAGATTTTGGCCCCTCTTGTGGAAAAGGGTTAGTAAAATCCATTAAGTCTTCCAACAATTATGTCTGTTCTTTCTATCAAGATCAGTCATGTGCTGAATCTAAGAGAGTTTTGTCTAAACTTGCAAAGCAATTAAATGGAACAGAATTTCAAAAGCATTGTAAACAACAATGTCAATACTCTATCGAAAAACAAGAGTTCATAGACTCTCCGTTGGCTGTTACTAATTTTCCTTACATACTTGCAGAATCTATGTATGCTGGCAAGTTGGAACCTAGAAATATGTTGGTGGTTGACGAAGCCCACAACACAGAAGCGGAACTAGGAAAATTTATTGAAGTTACTTTTTCAGAAAAGTTTGCTAAAGAAGTTTTGAAATGTAAACTACCACGATCGGAGTCTCAAGAATCCATCTATGATTGGATTAAAACTACGTATAAGAAGTGCCTTGCCAAATACATCAACGACGTAGAGAAAGCTCTTGCAAAATTGAGTGGAGACATAGAAGGATATGGCACTTATTCCAAACAGTATGAAATGTTGGATAAACACATTTGTAAGATCAATCGTTTCATAGAAGCTTACAAACCTGAAAATTGGATTATGAATGTGGCTTTACCTCCTTATGACAGCAAAAAAGCAGGTAAAAAATATGAATTCAAACCGATTGATATTTCACCATACTCTGAGTCTTCATTTTTTAGATTAGGCCATAAGATCTTATTGATGTCGGCCACAATAGTGAATAAAGAAATATTTTGCGATTCTTTAGGCATACAAGAAAAAGACGTAGCATTTTTGTCAATACCTTCTCCATTTCCAGTTAGCAATCGTCCAATTCATTATTTACCTGTTGGTTCAATGTCTAAATCGCAAATAGACTCTACTTTACCAAAAGTGGTTGAGGTCGTTAGTATGTTACTAGAAAAACATCCTAATGAAAAAGGAATTATTCATTGTACCAACTACAAAATTGCTAAATTTTTGCAAGAAAATATCAAAAATTCTAGGTTAATGTTACATGATTCATCCAATAGAGACGCAATACTAAAATCTCATATATCTAGCGAAGATCCAACAGTGCTGTTGAGTCCATCCATGATGGAAGGTGTTGATTTATATGATGATTTAAGTAGATTCCAAATAATTTGTAAAGTACCTTTTCCTTATTTGGGAGATTTAGTGGTCAAAAAAAGAATGGAGAAGAATAAATTCTGGTATCCTTACATGACAGCAAAATCCATAATACAATCTTTGGGAAGGTCAATTAGGAATGAGAACGATCATGCAGTTTCATACATATTAGATTCAGATTGGGAACGTTTTTTCAGAATGAATTATAATATGTTTCCTAGCGACTTTAAGACGTCGTAAGGTAAATTTTACTATTTTTAGAAACAATTAAATTTGTAATTTGGAGGTTTTTTATAATGTCTGATAATGAAGTTTTGGCAAAGTGGAGTGAAGTAAAGAGCCTTGTAGAGTCATTAGATCATGACGTAGCAAAATCGGCTAAGGGAGTTGCCGCGGCCGGTGTTAGAGTCAGAAAAGCATTGAGAGAACTAAAGAAGAAGGCTGGTGACCTTGTCAAGGTCACATTGACTTTAGAGAAGGATTCTAAAGAGACTAAGTGATACTTAACAAGTAAAATTGTGGCCGACAAAGATCGGCCACAATCATTATAAGAGGTACTAATGCCAGCTCAAAAAGCTATATTACGAGACATTTTAAAACATGGATTAGATCCACAAAAAAAATACACAAAAGTATCTAAAGTCGGAGAATTAACCGAAAAAGAAAAGTTGAAGTTTGCACCAAAGACTCCAACAAAAGAAGAAAAACAAGAGGTTCCAGTGGTAATAGAAGAGCCTCTAACATTAGAAAAAGAAGTTCAAGTTTTAGAAGAAAAAATACAACCTCAAGAAGAAGTAATAATAGAAAAGCCTAAAAAGAAAGGCTTTCAAAAGAAACAAGCTTCAAAGGACAATTGAATTTTTTAACTTCTCTATAATATTTTTTTCTATTTGACAAATTCTCATTCTGGTAAGGCCATATATTTTGCCTATGTTTTGCAAAGTGTGTGGCCCTTTTTTAGCTGCTACAATCACACAATTTTGATTGTTAGAATCGATAATGTGATTTTTACAATCTAGTTTTTGACAGGCTACGACGTATTTTTCGTGGATATCAAAACATTTGTTAGAAGCAGAATCTAAAACTTGTAGCCTAATTCTCTTTTTCATTACTATAATGTTTATACTTTAGCCAAAAAAGCTTTATTGTTCAAACAAGACTTTATTTCAACATGAAAAAAACTTATGTCTTAGACACAAACGTCCTGCTCAGCGATCCCAATGCGATTAATTCATTCGAAGACAACGATGTCATCATACCGATGATAGTCTTGGAAGAATTAGACCATCATAAGAGTAGGATGGATGAAGTAGGTCACAACGCTAGACAAGTCAGTAGAACCTTGGACTCGATGAGATCAAGTGGTAATAGCTTGATCTCAGGGGTAAGCTTACTTGACGGTGGAACATTGAGAGTAGTGTCAATACAACCTGAAGTTGCAAAAGAAAAATTGCCACTAGAACTAGACACCAGTAAAGCTGACAATCTCATCATCAGTCTGATGTTAGGGCTTCCTAAGTCTTATATTTTAGTCTCTAAAGACATCAACGTCAGGATAAAGTGCGATGCTCTAGGAATAGCGTCAGAAGACTACTTGAAGATGAGGGTAACTAGCGATCCCAAGAAATTCTACAGGGGAGTCGAGGTCATAGAAGTTTCTGAAGATGAAGTTGACGAGTTTTATATAAAAGAAAAATTAGTCATAGATAATCCCAACGCGAAATACCCGAATCAGATTGTCATAACAAAATGCATAGAAAATGAAAAGACCATCAAGTCTGCGATATCCAAACTAAAAATAATCGATGGAATTAAGACATTGGTTCCAATCAAGAAATATGATAATGTTTTTGGGTTGAAACCTCGTAATAAAGAACAGGCATTTTCGTTGGACCTGTTGTTTGATCCAGACATAAAGTTGTTAACGTTAGTAGGGTTGAGCGGTAGTGGAAAAACTCTTTTGGCCCTAGCCGCCGCGCTAGAACAGCTGAGAGGAATAGGAAGTCCAGATTCCTCACATTATGATAAGTTGATAGTCACAAAGCCAGTCCAGCCAGTCGGAAAAGACATAGGATTTTTGCCTGGAACTTTGCAAGAGAAGATGGAACCTTGGATTTCTCCTATAAAAGACAACCTGAATTTCTTGATGGGAAGCAAAAGAGGAAACCTAGCTAGGGTCAGAGGAACTAAGACTGACGGTCCTTGGGCAAAGCAAGACAACAATGCATACCTTTCATTAATGCAAGAGAAAGGACTAATAGAAATAGAAGCCATAACTTTTATCAGAGGTCGTTCTATTCCCAATGCTTTTATAGTCATAGATGAAGCTCAAAACCTGACGATGCACGAACTAAAGACTATCATAACCAGAGTGGGAGATGGAACTAAGATTGTTTTAACAGGAGACATAGAGCAGATAGACAACGTTCATGTCGACGCTTATACATGCGGCTTGACTTATGCAATCGAAAAATTCAAAGAATATGATTTGGCTGGACATGTCACAATGCTCAAGGGAGAGAGAAGCGCTCTAGCGACCTTAGCTTCGCAAATATTATAACGGTATGAAACTCGGCGTGCGATCATAATTTAAGATATGAGCGGCATACTTGATAATCGTTTACGCATAATGGATACCATCTTGACGCTTGAAGGTCGGCGTCAACTTTCGGATGGCGACTTAAAAATCAAATACGTCAGTTTCACGGATGGAACCACTTTTTATAAGGCAGACGCAGAGACCGGATCTGAAGATGTCACTAAAAGAATTTACTTAGAACAATGTCATCTGCCTCAAGACCAAATAACTTTTGAGGCAGATGATTCTGGTCGCATAAAACCTTTCAAAAACAAGAGTAGCATACAGGCTATTGGCGGGAAAATAATAAATAAGACAATAACATCAGCAACTATTACACAACCAGCCAGTGAACAAATAGAGATATTAGCTGGCGCAGACTTCACGTCAACTGCAGATTCACTGTTGGCTTCTTCGATCGAAAATTTCAAGAACCTATACACTATAGGAACTAATGACCCGCTATTTCTAGAAGACGAATTATTCGAAATTCATCCCAACACTCATCAGTTTGTTGCTAGTAATTTTCAGCCTCTGCCAATCTTTGAACACACCAAGATACTAGGCAACATGCCAGGGTTGATTGCTGATAAATTTTTGAGTAATGTCATAAATTTCCAGTATTTGCCCCCTATCAACCAAATACAAGACAGTTCCATAGACAAGAAAATCCCGTCTAACGTATCTCCTTTTGAGATAGGGGATTATGCTAGGCTAAACCCCCAAGATGACTATTCTCCTGAAGAAATAGAGTTAGAGCTGCAAGACCTAGATGATAGAGGGTTTAAGAAAAGTTTTAAATTTGATCCAACTTCTATTAGAAATATGATGGTTTCACAAGCTTTTGAGCTGTCTAATGATGAGCTCAAAAAATTAGATGTAATAGAATATGGCAGCTACAAATACCAAGGAATAATGAAAAAAGTTTTCTTCGTAGGGAAAGTGTTGAATGATGACTACGGAGCTAATACGTTTGTTAGACTATTTACTCTAGTGTTCGAGTGAAATTATGTTTTTTAAAGCTCCTTCTCGAAAAAAAGGTATTCTAATAGTAGAAGATAATTTTGTTCGTTTAAAACAAACGACAAAAAGAAATGCTGATAGCAATGTCACTAATCCGTCTAGTCAAGATGTAAGTGATCAAATACACTGCGTTTTTACTTATAAGATATCCCAACTTAAGGCTTTAGAAGAAAATGCTTTGTCTGTATTAATAACTGTAAGAACCAAGAATAGAAACAAAGACGTAATTTTAAAAAATTACGACAGCAAAAAAGACATTGCTGATAAAATAACTTCAAATCAGACAAGAATTTCTAACTCTGATGCAGGATCTGTAATTCTTAGGTTATACAGTGATATTACGTCTGGCATCAACAATCAACTAATTCAAAATATCAAAGAAAAAAAAGACATTGAAAGTGAAATAACAAAATCTAAGCTGACATTACGTTCTATCAAACATGTAAATGAAAATAGTCTTAGAGATTCAGTCATTGTATCTAGCACTGGATTTTTCGATAACTCCTTAGGAAAAACTTTTTCAAATAACAATTCATTGAGAATTGATACGCATAGAAGCAATGTAAGCACTATGTTTCGAGAGCTATTGATGAAGGAAATAGCTCCTTCAGATGTGACTTTGCAAAACGACAGAACCAATTCTGCTTTTGAGTTATCCCAAGGTTTATCCAAACAACAAAAAAGAAGAGAATATGTAGGAGATCCTTCGAAAGACATATTAAGCGTATATCTTTATGACGCTGAAGAAAATGCTAAAAATTTATCGGAAAGGTCAGAAGAAGAACTTGTCACGACGTTCGAACAAGTCACTAATAGCATAGTCGAAATTAAAAATGACGTGAAGATACCGAATGATTTATTGACGACTAATCCTGTAGTCATAGTCAAATTTGATTTAATCAAAAATGAAATAAGAGATTCAGGAACAAGTTCAGATTATGTTTTAGAGTCGGTAGAAAGATTCTTAGATTTAACTGAACTTTTGAGAGAGAATAGAAAAGTAATAAAACCTCCAATAATCAAGAAATCAAACGATAATTCTAGAATTTTTTTATCAATCCAGCAAATGGACGAAAATGCTAATGTTATAGAAATTTATAGAAAAAACGTGAATGAAAATAACTACTCTGAATTTGAAAAGATAGAAGAAGTAAAAATTTCTAAAAAAGATGGCGCCATGTCTTTGTCATACGACAATTTAGGCCATCAATATAGCATTTTTAGAGCGGTAGCAAAAACTACTTTTGATAGCGTCGACGTGAACCATGAATTCGCTGATGTGGTTGTGACCAATAAGAGAGGACCAAGAAATCTAGTTTTAGTTCCCACGATAACAAGAAGTGGCATAACGATAACAGCATATAACAATAATCCAGAAATAAAAATCGCTAAATTACTTTTTAGGAATGTGTCTATTCATAATACGCAATTTATATCAGTCGATGGAGGGACTTTTTATTTTCCTAAAGAAAATTCGCAAGAATCTATAACTTTGACAGACCTAACCCCTCATCAAATCTACGAATTTACGACAAGAATAACTGACATTTACGGTAACGAGTATGATTCATCTTATTCCGTGCACATAGAAATGTTGAAATACTCGAATGATTCATTAAAAGTTATGATAAATGATGGATCAAATACAATAAATGCTACTTCTGTTGCAAACAGCGATTTTTCTTTCAGCTGTACAGCTACATTGCAAGAAGACCCCAAAACGCAAATAAGAAGCGGATTGGCAGGAATGTCATCTGATTATGGGCTTGGAGGAACGCAAACTTCTAAAAATCAAATTTATGATAAATTAATATTTTTCATGATAACGAGATATGACATAACTAGTGGAGAAATTTCCAATTTAGGCATAGTTGGTAATGGAACAGTAGTAATAGATTCAGAGCAGTCTAAGAAGTTTCTTGCTAATAATTTGTTAGCTGGACATGAATATACATACGTGATTCAACCAATGATTAGAGACCCAGAGAACACTGCTTCCGAACCTGTTACGATGAAAGATCAAATTACTAAAAAAAATTACATCATGAGTCCGCAAAGACATAGACATCCTTCTCGCTTGTTGCAAGGTTTGATTTTTTCTGAAGAACAAATAAAAAATGATGTTAATCACCCTGGATTGTATGGGAAACTAGGGATTAGTTACACGCTTAATATAACAAGAAAATCTCAAAAATTTGAAATAACAGATGTGAAAGCATCATTAGAAAATAAGACATGCGTCATCTCTTGGAGCATTACGGGAGAAACTTCTGGAATAGATCATTTTGTAATAATGAAAGTAAATGAAAATTGCAGAAGTGTCATAGGAAAAGCTCATTGCATCAATGCAAAAAGTATAAAGTTTATTTATGAATTATCTGAAAAAGACATAGGTGTCAATCACTATGTACTAATGCCAGTTAGTTCTAATTTTGAATTAGGAACATCTATTAAAACCAACAAGATTTTCGTCGAAGAGACAGACCTAATGGTGAACTAATATGCCAGCAATTAAATTTCCAAAATCTAATAATGGATCTCTTGCTAAAACAGGGAATCCATCTTCTCAATCAATAGGAACAATAAAAAAATCTAAAAAAATAAGCAGCCTTTCTTCTTCAGTTTTAGACAAGGCAAGTCTTTCAGCATTACCACCTAGCCCAGATGCTTATCTATCAACCGTTCAATCGGCTAATGTTTCTACTTTTGAGGTGCTAACTAATATTTCTAGCCAAAGACCAGAAATAATATCTTTTTTACCATTCCAACCCATTTACGAAGACTATGGAAATTTAACAACGGCTGGTCAGCTATTCGATTCGTTGATAGAGTATACTAGGGCTTTGGATGAATCTTCAAAAGATGTAGCTAGCGAAAATTTTTCTTCTACTATAGCTAGTAAAAATAAAAAGTTTGAAGAGGATCTAGAAAAAATACGAAGAATGCTAAAGAACTTTTATGACGTGTATCGCTCATTGGGTAAAGTCAGAAAGTCTCTAAATATTAATAGTGAATATTACGATTTTTCACCAACTGCTTTTGTAAACAGTGAAATAGCAGACGACGTTGACGTTGATAAAGAAATTTTGTCTTTGTATGCGACAAAGATGCCTGAAGAAATAAATGTAAAAAGCACGATTACAAATCTTCGTAACGCATCAAAAACAGGAGGGTTTAAGACGACCGACGCGGAGGCCGAAAAGCTTTCTTCCACAACTTCATTCTTGTATTTGTTACATGAAGTCAGAAGAATAACAGATTATCACTCACAAAGGCTGTCACAGGAGGCAGAGAATGATGCATTTGTACGCGCCATGGCGCTTAAAGGCGATCAAGACAACTGGGACAGGAAATTTGTCTACGTGGGCCACAAGAGAACTGACCTACGTAAGTGGGCAGCTAGTCCTATTGACAATTCTAATTTTTCTGAAATTTCTAATTTTACGATAGAAGAAGATCTTCAAAAGTCTATTGACGCCTTGCAAGGAAAATATGCTGAACTTTCTGACGGTGGGTTTCCAGAGGCTGAAAAAGTGATCGTCCTGCTGGAAGAAAATGTGACAGAAAACACGAACTACACCGGGCTAAAAAATCTAGCATTAGACATGATTTCTTATTTCAGATGGAATAACAAATACTTCAGTGATAAGCTACTCAATTATGACGCAATAGCAGTAATCTTTAAATTACTGTCTAAAGAAGTCAGAAGATGTAAAAAATTTACTCCGGATTTAATGAATTCATTTGGAGAAGAAAATTTACAACCTAGTTTATACAGCAGCCGCATATTCGGCGATTTAGCAAGTACGTCAGACCTTTATACCCCCGTCAAATTAAGAAAAAATTCATTACAAGAATTAGCTCAATTCGCCCCTCCCGACGGGAGTAAAAAAGTTTTATTATTTAAACAAAATTCTCCTTCAAACGGAGCTGTTGAAGCTGGAGGCGATTATTATTTTGATCCCGAGCTGTTGATAAATTTTAGTTCTACAGCCAGCACGACGGGGTCTTTGACCGATGTGTCGATACGTGCAAGAATCATTGAGTTATCTAACATGTTAGATAAAAAGACTGCGGATTTTCACAAATGTGCTACAGAAATGGGTCTGTTATTACAAAAAGATGAAAAAATCTTTGATGGAGAAAAACCTAACTTCTTTTCAAATAATCCTGAAAAATACCTAGACAATGTATGGAATGCAATCAAGGGTCATATTGCAGTAGCGCCGGGAACGAAATTAGGATTTAAAAATACGGAAATGGGAATCAAGGCTATGATTGCTTATGCAGGAAAACAAGATGATGACAAATCTGTTTTTTTGTTAAGTAGATTATACCTTTTTGCTTTATCTGATATCTACGAACAAGAAATAGAAGATTATGGTAACCTAAATCAGATTTTGGCCACTGGTTTCGGAGTGTTAAATAACGCAAAGAGTTTGCCCAGCGATATCAGAAGAGGATTGGTGACAATTGCTCGAGGAATAGTATATGGCCTAGGTCTCGATCTATATGGCGATGATGATGAATTCAAATTAGTAGAACAGAGAGTTGGTGATAATCTTACGGAAACCGTTGATGGAGATAAATCGAAAAAATGGTTGACCGATTGGCTCATGAATCAATATCAAGAGTTAGGAGTATACCCTTGTTTGTTTGACACAATGTCTGAACTGGGAAGTACGCTTAGAAAAGACAAGTTGTATCTGGCCATCGTTGATGTGCTAAAAGACCTAAGGAAAACTTTAGAAATTTACGCAGTTAATCCTTCTACGACTACAACACCTCAAGCAGGTGACACATCTACGCCTCCATCTTCAATGGGAACTAACACTACTAAATTCAGTAATGTGACAATTAATTCTATCATGGCACTGATGTTTAGCATCATATGTCGTTTAGTCAATGCGACTTCTCCTTATAAAATAAAGCATTCCGCTCTTGCTTCTTTCATGGGAACGTTTGGATTAGAAAATAGCGCTTACGTAGGTACGCAAGGAGGAAATGCGGAGGTAATAAAACTTCTACAAGGCTTAGGTTTATTTCCTAAAAATGCAAATAAAGTACATGCAGTCAGCATGTATGTAGAGGCAGATTTATCTTCTTATGAAAGCCAACGAGACATCGTCACAACAGTCACAAAAAATAAAATTTCTCAAGAAATGAAGCTAGAGACAATGGGCGTGTTGACCGTGATGAATACCTTGAATGTTCTAAATAAAAACATCAAAAACATCAAAGAGATGTTTGAGAAATTAAGTATAGATGACTACAATACCCTTCTTAGGTATGTAGACAAGTCAAAATTGAATTTCTTGCTAAAAGAGCCACAGCTCACTCTTGCCATGTCCAACGTAGAAGACTTACATCGATCTTTTCAGAATTTTTCCATTAGGGTAGATGATAGTTCAGATAATTCGAAACAATTTTTCACGCAGTATTATGAAAGCCTACATTATTCCGATAAGATGGTTGATTCACTAAAGAGATTCTTTAGTTCTCAAGAGTTTAAGTCGTCAAAAGGATATAACAAGAAGATTATATCTGTGGGACTAGCTCAGGACTTATTGAAAAACACTCTTCCAAAATATGACTTTGAAAAGCAAAATGACATAATAAAGTTGTCTATCTATAAAATAGACAATTTGAATCCTGACGTAATATACAGACCAAAGAGTTATCTATTTGAATCTTCAAGATATCCAAGTCGAGTTTACTCAGACTACGAACACGATTTAGATAGCTTACAGTCCATACCAACTAGGAATTATTCTGTGACTCCTGATGCACGTGGCATCGATCAAGGAGAAACAGCAAGTTGGAATGATATTTCTAATTCTTTTGGGGATGAATATTCATTCCTATCTCAAGAAGAAAAAGAAGAAATAATAGAAAATCAGGCGATGAGCACCTTACTAGAAAATTACATAAAAATCGTGACTGGATTGGTAATAAATGAAACTTCATTTAACCTGAATGCTTCTGAAACCTTAGCTCTTTTGCGCGAGTTAACCCAAGCTGCTTCGTCTGATGAATTCAAAAAATCTGCAGTAAATTCATTCTACAACAAGGCCACAACTGGTCCTAAGAAAAACCCTAGCCCAAAAATTCCAACATTGAATTTCATGGCTAATTTTCAGAATTATTTAGAAGGACCGCTAACCACGATAGCAAGAGCTGTAGGCATGCCACCTGAAGCTTACTTCAGATATCTCTTACAACCGAAAAAGTTCGACAGGATATTCAACATAATATTTGATCCAGAATTTGAGATAGACGTAAAGAAAACTAGGTCTACTCCCGTTGGAGACAAAGTCTTGACTAGACTAATAAATGAAAGAAAAATAGCCACAGAAGAAAAAAATTATTCTATTTTCTTTCCGGAATCAAAAGGAAGATACTATGACGTCGACAAGAATACTTCAGATATTTCTATAGAGTCATTTTTTGTAGTCTTGGAATCATACCAAGGTAAAAAATCCATAAAAAACATAAATAGCGTACAAGACTCTATCAGCAAAATCCCTCCATCTTTGATTTCTAAAATAACAGGAGGAGGACTGATTAGTAAGATAAACCCTAGTAAGAAAATAAAAGATTCTAATTTTAAGGATCCAGGGAAGATCACGTCATTAGATATAGGGTCATTGAAGGATAAACTAAAACTATGAAACCGATCATATCAAAATCGTTATCCTCATCCAATAAAGTTTCGACACCTTTCGGTGATAAAAAGCTGAAAACTAGTGCATTAGATAAGCTTTCAAAATCTCTAGGAACGCCTAAACCAAAGTTAGATAAGAATATACCAGAATACACATCTTATCCTTCTAGATTCATTTATTCAGTAGATATACCTGAAATAAAAGATTTAACTGTCGAATTTATTTATAATTTTTTTATTCCTGATGAATCTACAAATGACACAGACACATTATCTTCTGACTCAGTAGAAAGAATGAATCTTTCTCAAAATGTAATTAGTAAAAGAAGATATGAGTTTACTGAAGAAGAATTGTCGATCAATCGCAGTAAGCTACCTCGTTATGTGAAGATAAATTTCATTCCTCCTTCATCTGAAAAGATAACATACGGAACAGCAAAACAGAGCAGCGTGATTTCAGAAAACTTTGACAAGATAGTAAAAGAAGAAAATTTTTCTACTAGCTTTTTTTCTGCTTTGCAATTCAATAACAGAGAACTAGATTCTCAAACTAACATAGTTTTCAATGCAAAAAAATATTCATCAGTAGATGAATCAGCAGTCACTGATCCCACACTTCGTCAAGTGATGAGTCAGCAAGATTTAGTAGAAAATACGATCTATAAAAATGGACAAGGACAAAAAATATCCAACAAGTATTTTGAAAGTATAAAAAAATTGTCGACAACAATGCAAGTTAACAGCGCATTATTAGACGATTTAGTAAAATCAGGAGCAGGTAACCCGTTAAGCCCCAATTTCCAGAATTTTAAACAATATCAATCGCAGGCATCAGTGAATAACATATTCAATGATTATAGAATCACTGACTCAGACTACGAAACCAGCATAAACTATTATAAAGTTATCGCAAATACCGATTCAGCTCAATCACCGCCTAGAAGCGTTTTACTGGGATATTGGATAGAAAAATTAGAAATTTTTTCTGATGGCACCAAAAAAAAATTCGATCCTATCATTATAGAGAGCCCACAGGCTAATTCATACATAGACTTCAACGTCAGATATGGAGCAACCTACGTCTATGAAATTAGATCAATTGCTGAAATAACATACGCTGCTGTCGACAATAAGACTTACGATGTGGCTATGATTAGTTCTCTAATAGCGTCTAGAGGTATATCAGAATATGTAGAAACAACAGAAAATATAGATCCGCCTCCGCCTCAAGACCTATCAGCCTATTGGGACTATGATAGAGTAAACCCATTAACGATGGAGTTTAACCAATCCACTAATGCTCCTTATCCTGAAACTGGAAAAAGAGGATGTCTGTTCTTGACTTGGAATTTCCCCGTAAATTCGCAGATGGACATCAAAAAATTTCAATTGTTTAGGAGAAAAAATCTTAGAGAGCCTTTCGAGCTAATAAAGATGTTTGATTTTAACGACGCAGTGATCAAATATCCTTTATTGGAAGAAAAAATTAATTTAGACGTGATTGAATACTCTAATGATCCGAAAAAGAGCCATTACGACTACGATTTTATGAAAAAATCGCAGTATATTTACGCCGTTTGTTCTATAGACGCACACGGCCTTTCTTCAAATTACTCAGAACAAATAGCCGTCAAGTTTGATGAATACGCTAATAAATTAGTTACGGAGATAATTTCTCTAGCTGGTGCACCGAAACAATATCCCAATCTATACGTCTTAGAAGATTTATTCGTAGACACTATGCAGACGACGAGTTATAAAAATATGAATTTATATTTTTCTCCAGAGTGCTATCAAGTCTTAAATAATGACGGGCAACCCTTTGCAATTGTCGGCGCACAACAAAAAGGATTTTCTTACATCTTCAATTTCATAAACGTAGAAAATCAAAATAGTGTACGCCTCGACATTAGCGTCCTCGACAATAGATCAACTTTTAAACCTTATAGAAAAAATCAGATTGACATAAACAATGTCACAAAGATAGCAATAAAGAAACTAAACCCAAACTTAAATTTGAAAAAGGTGGTAAAAAAGCCAACTAAAATCAAAGGATTTTTTTGATCCATTCTAGGGTCACGATGGTTAACATAACAATAGTTACATAGTAAGATAAAGAGGATTTATGGGATTTTTAGACCACAGCACGAACAATATTATTTTAGACGCAGTCCTCACTGACACAGGAAGGCAATTTTTGGCTAAAAACGACGGTAGTTTTTCTATGTACAAATTCGCCTTAGGAGATGATGAAGTCAATTACGGTATCATTGCAAAGTATGGTCGTACCGTAGGGAAAGAAAAAATAGAAAAAAATACCCCTATTTTTGAAGCTCTTACGCTACAATCTCAAGCTCAGAAATATAAACTAGTCGCTGTCTCAAATCCAAATTTCGTAAAATTGCCTAGATATCTCTTGACAGGAGATACTACTCTTACTGCAGATACTTTCACCATATATCCTCAGGCAACAATAGGAAAGCCTACTTCTTGCAAGATTGTTGTTACGCAACAAATTGAAAATGAAACCGTCATAGACGTCGAATGGAGGGATGAGATGTTTATGATAGAATTGCCGAACTTGCTCCTGAGAATGACGGGAAATATGTCTCCAAATAACATAGATAGAATGCAAAGAGCGACATACATTGTACCAAAAAACAGCATAACTTCAGCTGGAGGTTCTACGCTAGAATTTACTGTTTCTTGTAAGTCATTAACTTCTACTATGTTTGAAGTCTATGGAACGGGGACGTCTAAGAGCACTATCAAAACGTATATAAGAATTACAGGAATGAATTCTGGAGCTACTAGAGACGTGGCCATAGACATCAAACAACCGGCTAACTACACGCAGTGTGACTAATGGTGATATAAATGGGAATATTTAAAGCTTTACAAGCATCTGATATTAAGACCGCAAAGTCATTTTTGACTCAATTAATCGACGTCATACAAGAGGACATAAGCGGCTCTTCTTCACGTCGTAAATACCAAGTTTTTGTCACGGGAGGAGTAGGACCAGGGGTGACTTCTTCTTTGTTTCAAACTGTCTATGATCAAGACTTTACTCTTCAGACAGCAAATCCCATTTTTGATGCAACCGTAGGAATATTTGCAAATTCAGACGTCGCCGAGTCTTCACTTTCTGGTATCGACACAGCAGGTAAAGAACTTTTTCCTTCATCATCCCTCATGATGAGAGAAAAATTAGACATATACAGACAATTCGCACAGACTCTTTTAGGAGACAGCGAAGCACAATTCATCGCTCCGTATGATTCAACAGCGGTAAGCGACAAAATTGACGCAGCTTTTTTCATCACTTTCAAACGACTTTTTACTAGAGACTCTATTAAAAAAGACACGTTTGCAATGAAGTTCTATCAGACCGCGTCTATAGCAACATTCGGAGGCCCTGCAGACGAACTAATAAACAACCTAGCAAGTACTTCAGAATTAGGGTTATCGATATATTCAGACATAGGGGCATCCTCTAACTATTCAACTACTTTCGGAGGAGCGTTGGGTAGACTGTTAGACGCTTCTAACACGAACAGATGCGTCGGATCCATTTTTTATGATAGAGGAATAGTCGTTCTAGATCTTGAAAAAATTATTTCAGGTAGTCAATTTGCATCTGGCACGATTGACGCCATGTCACCAACAGGTAAGTTAGTCTTGGGTTCTGTAGGAACTGAAACGGAAGGTACTGCAAAGTTTATACCTGACTTTTTAGTATCAGGATCTATAGATAACATAGTAGATCATCTATGCGGAACTAGGTTCAGTTCCGGTTCTTTATCGGCATTAGTCTTCCAGAATGTTACAAATATCAATAGCACTTTGATATTTTGTAATGCACCAGCAGATGACTTCAATTACTCATCTAATCCAACTTTCGTAGGAGAAGACAATAGGATAGTTGTCATCGATCCAGGACAAGAAGATGTACAGCAAACTTTCACTTTCATCACGTCTGTCGGTATTTATGATAGCGCTAGCAACTTATTAGCAATTGCCAAGCTCAGCCGACCAGTCGAGAAAAACCCTGAAAGAAATCTAACGTTTAGAGTCAGATTGGACTTCTGATCCATGGTAAGCTCTAATGTCTATCTATAAGATTAATGAACAAGACTTTCAAACAATAACTGTCGTAACTAGGCCCGATCGTTACTATTCGTCTAGCTCTTTAGGAACAACTGGGTCAGTTGCTGTATTTGCAAGAAATTCTTCAATAGAAAAAGAAATAACATCAGCGACCGAAGAGGCAAACGGGTGGTTCAATGATTCCAGTCTAGAAGAAGCCTTTAAAAACTTGTTATCTTCAGCAAAAATACCTTCGAATACGAACATATTTGGAGGTGTCGAGAATTTATTAAAATTAATAAACAATAAAGAAACATCAACAAAAAAGAAAAAAGTCTTAGACATTAAAAGATACATCCCTACACCTGTCACTGACGCGACTGACGAACTTACCAAAGAGTATTTTAAGAAGTTAGTAATAAAAGACAACTTATCTCAATTCTATAGAAGTATATTTCCTTCTTCACATTGGGCATATTGCAATTATAACAGCCTCAACTTTTTCACTTCATCTACTGTACTAGAAAATTCTGCTTTAGTTTATCCAAACTATGATGACCCCAACTTTCAACAAGAAGGAAGCGCAAAGGGAATCTACACACCTAATGGTCCATTCAGCTTTGATTTTTACCTAAACCCTAGGTACAACAAATTAGACGAAAATAGAGAATTCAAAGCTGGGACAATCTTCCACTTGTCTTCTAGCTACGCAATTTCTCTTATTACGGGTTCACAAAAAGACTACAACGGTCTGCCTATAGGATTTAGGATACAGTTACAACTTAGCCACAGCGCAGACATCTCTCCTTCGCAGGCAACCAGTGGTCCTTATCCTCAAGACCTGATATTTTTGAGTGATGACAACTCCTTAAAATATAATCATTGGCATCATGTAGTCGTGCGGTGGGGCACGGAAAAAATAAATCTAGGGACGGGTTCTTTCGTAGTAGACGGAATAGAAAGAGGAAAATTTTACCTACCGTCTGGGACAATTGCTCCCTTAGAGTACGTCGACAACTCAACAGATCCTGCTAATCCTGATGGTCTTTTTGTAGGAAATTACTATGAAGGTACCAACTCAGGTAATGACAGAATAAAGAAATTTTTCACAGCAGCCGCGGCAGAATCTTATGGAACTTTCCAGCTAGATCCTTCTACAACAGAGGTAGAACCAACGTCATACTCATTGACGCATCCTTTAAAGGCAGAACTTCATGACCTGACGATAAAACGCTATTACGTAACCGACCTAGATATAGAATTGTCTTGTTCAAAAGGACTAGAGTCGATAGATAGCGGCATCGCGTTTTACGTTCCTCCTTTCTTTGTAGAAAAAACCCCTATTAGAAGTTTAACAGTTTGGCCGCAAAGCGGGATACCTCAAACTCTAAAAATAAGTGAGTCAGGAACAACATCTGATCCTTTCAACGTTCCTTTAGCATTCGGATCAGATGGGCACTACATCAATATAGAAAACTTCTTAAAAGACTTTGCTACGCAACAAATACCAAGAGTCGTGAACATGTCATTGTCACCGGTGACGACGGAAAAACCAGGATTTTCAACCAACGACTACATTTATGATCAACCTGAAGTTATAAAACGAAATTTATTGATAATGCCTTGCGACGACGGGGGATTTTATCCTAACTATGAAATCTTAGGCTCAGAAGATAAAATAGAGACGCAAGTAGATGACAGTGGAAATTTTTCTCCTGGATTCATACATCTAGACAACATGTTGACTAACAGTCCTATCTCTAGCATTTTGGACCCTAAGAGTAGCATAGTTGATACTCTATTGGGTGTGACACCTGAAGATCCGCTAAATTCCTTGGGTCCAACTCTGGCTAGCTACTTATCTAAGTTAAGTTTAGACGCTAAAAATAATGGTTACGATGCTACATTGAGTCGACAAAATCAAGCTCCATTAGCTATTGCAGAAAAATCTAAAGACAAAAGTTCTAATCAAATTACTATTTTTGACATAAGCAATTTATATTACGGCCTCAAGATTGCTCCAAAAACGTTTACGATGGTAGACTACGCAATCACGGGATCAGGAGGCGCATTTCCCATAACACTGAAAGATGACGGCCTCGGAACGTTGTACAGGGCAGATTCTGAATCTGAACACTGCTCCTGGAATTCAGTCGGCACAATATTTTACGACGAAGGAATAATCGTAATAAAAAGCCCTCATTTATACTTTTTTGGAAAAGAGCAATTCGAAATTTCTTTTAAGGGTGAGCAAAACATACACGTCCTGAGGTTCGATGTCGTCGCCCCCGCAAATCAATTGCTCTCCTCCAGTAATCCTTCGTTTAACGACTTGCCTTCTAGTAACAACGCAAATGAAAGTGATCCTAGCTTCGTTTACATATCAGGTCTACATTTTCATGATGAAAACTTGAATGTAGTCATGAAAACGCAACTAGCCCAACCCGTAATGAAAAGACACTCTGATCGGCTGGCGTTCAAAATTAAGTACGATTTTTAGTAATGATTCAAAAAAAAAGAAAAAGAAAGAAAAAAAATAGATACCAGAGAGGCATCCATATCTCACCAACCGCTGGAGAATGTAAATTTAGAAGTGGGTGGGAGCAAAAATATATGTTACATCTAGACTCTGACGAACAAGTCGTCAAGTGGTCCTATGAAAAACTTATCATAGAATATGTCTCTAACAAGTCGTCGGGACGAATTAGAAAATACTATCCTGATTTTTTTGTTGAATATAAAGACGGAACTAAGAGAGTCATAGAGATCAAACAAAAAAGAAAACTTGACACCGTCGCTGTCAAGAAGAAGTCAAAAGCCGCAGAACAATGGTGTGAGATGCATGGTGCCACTTTCCTGGTGTTGACTGAAATAGAACTAAAAGAACTAAAGATTATTTGATAATGATTATCTTAGGTCATTCTAGATGAAATAAGTTTACTCAGGACGCAAGAAGGCAATAATGATAAGCATGGCTTATCATGGCTACATACCAGCTATAAAAAGATATCTATCTGGAATTAATGAACCCAAAGTGTTAGAGATAGGTCTTGACAAAGGAATCACGACAATTCCTTTGGTAGTTTTTCTTAGCAGATGGCATAAAAAATTTGAGTTTATTGGTGTTGACATTAAGCTGCAGGAGCAACTCATGATCACTCTCAAAAACATCGACATGAGTGATGATCAGAAGGTGACGTTATATCAAAAAAATAGTTTAGAATTGTTACTTGACCTTGAAAAGAGTGAAGAAAAATTTGACGTTGTCTTAATAGACGGTGATCACAACTACTACACCGTCAAGAAAGAACTGCAATACCTAGACAGCATCACGAAAGACACTAGTATAGTCATAATCGATGATTATCACGGAAGGTGGTCAGAAAAAGACCTTTGGTATTCCGAGAGAGAAGGTTATGAGTCGATTACTACAGCCTCCCGCAGAATTGAAACTGAAAAGCAAGGCGTAAAACCAGCAGTTGATGACTATCTGGTCGAAAATGACAATTGGCAAACTCAAGTTTTAGTTCAAGGAGAGCCCATCGTCCTTTACAGGAAAAAGAAGAATATCAACAACAGCATATTCGGCATATGAGCATAATTTTAGGGCTAGATGTGTCAACTTCAGTTACCGGTGTGTGTGTCCTTGATTCTTCTGTAACACCTGATGATAAAGGGTCCCACATCCTGCTATTGGACAAAGTAGACTTCAAGAAGTGTAAGACGTTCTGGGAGAAGGCTGATGTCATAGAGTCTGTCCTATCAGACATCATCCACCGACAGAAAATCGCCCCGACTGTCTTTGCCTTAGAGGAACCTCTCCTTGGATTTCAAAAAGGAATGTCGTCTGCAACCACAATCACCACACTAATGAGGTTCAATGGAATCGTCTCATACATTGGTAGGAGAATCTTTGAGATAGATCCCGTTTATATATCATCAGCCAGCGCAAGAAAGCTATGTGGAATAAAGATGCAACGAACTTCGATCGCAGGAATGAACGGCAAGGAACAAGTCTTCAAACACATGTCAGAGAACGACCTGAAGCATGTAGACTGGCCAAAGAAAAAGAACGGTTCTCCCATCGACGCTTCGAGAGACATGACAGATGCATATGTGATTGCCCGAGCAGCGTGCCTTGTGTGAACATCCGCTTCTGTTGATGTTACGGTTATACCGTGGCCATTCGTTCGGTCTCCGATAGTATTACTTTTTTTGAATCGATATTCGGTAAGGGTCGAATATCATCTAATGGTATCAATTTTGATGTTCGTTGTCCGATATGCGCCCCCACGGACCCAACGAAAAAGAAGCTGTCCATTCGAACAGACACTAGCGCAAATCATTGCTGGGTTTGTGGATGGAAGGCACGTAGTATCATTCCCTTAATTAAGAAATTTGGATCAGAAAATCATGTCTTTGCTTTCAAAGAACTATTTGGAATAACGGACAAAGACGCGCAACTAATAACTGGGGAGTTGGAACAAAAGCAAAAGGTAAAATTGCCTGAAGACTTTACGTTATTGACTTTAGCAAATGAGTCAGATCCAGACGTAAAAGCTTGTTGGAGATACATTTATTCTAGGGGTTTATCGGACAGGGACGTTTGGTATTTCAAATTGGGCGTCTCTAATGAAATGAGATGGAAGAGACGAGTAATCATGCCTTCATTCGACGAGAATGGCGAACTGAACTACTTCGTAGCAAGATCTATAGACAAAGACAAGAAACCGAAGTACGACAATCCAGATATCGACAAAAATCCCATAGTGTTTAATGAAATAAACGTTGACTGGTCAAAAAGATTGACGCTGGTAGAGGGTGCATTTGACTTAGTAAAATGTCCTGAAAATTCTACAGCATTGCTCGGATCAGATCTAGATGAGCGCCACGAAATCTTTAATAAGATTTTGTTGAATGAGACTCCAATAGCATTGTCTCTTGATGGAGACATGTGGGATAAAAAGACTCCCAAAATAGTCAAAAAGCTAGAAGAATACAACATAGATGTTGTTGTCGTAGACGTGCGCCCCTGGGGAGATCCAGGATCTATGTCAAAATCGGAGTTTAACGATGTTTTGAAAGAAGCGAAACAAATCACCTGGAATGACAATTTTGCAAGAAAGTTACGTAATGCATCTGCTGTTAAATTTGGTATATAGACAATAGTTAATGTTGTGAAAAAAGCTATAATTTCAGAAGCTAGTCTCAGAAAAATAATAAGAGACGAGATAGCAATTCAACACCTCATTGAAGAAGGAATGTGGGATGATGTAAAAGATGGGTTAAAAAAGCTATCTTCTGCTGTCTCCGACGCATTTTCTGGTGCGGCTGACAAGTGGGCTCAAACGATATCTGAAAAAATGGAGGCTCTACAAACACTTCCTCCTGAAGTCTTAGACGTCATCGAAGCAGTAAAAGAAGGAATGAAATCTTCTGGTGAGTCTATTCCTCTAGACGATGCATTACGTGCAGCAAAAGACTTGAGTGCAATAAAACCTTTGCAAGCTGTAGAAGCAGACTTGCAAGGTCCTGTTCATGCAAATGCGAAGCAGTTGAGCGAAATGTATGCTGTGCTCTCTGACGATCGTTACGTTAGAAAAAACTATGTCATAAACGAGGCAGGAATCGTAGGTATTTTAGGTATAGGTTTAGCCATAGTCGGAGGTTTACCTTTGCTTTTCAAAGGACTGACCAAGTTAGCAAATTACTTAGGAGCAGAAAAAGCAGCAGAAATATTCGAGAAGGCCGAACATGTCACTCATGCTTTTGAATCGAAAGTTATAGACTACATTGTACCTAACAGGCTTTCTTACGTTGTCTATTCTTTTCTAGCCAAAAAAGGGTTTTACGTAACGGGCGATAAATCTCTTTTGTCGTACGAAGAGTATTCTGCGAAAGGAGAACCGACAAAGGCTAGACAAAAAACAGATGAACTCATCTATAAGGCTATGCTTATATACTTTGCATTCCAAGGATTAGCTGGTGCCGTCAAGGCCGGGGCGTCATTATTGGGTTTCATAGAAGGAACTGCAACGACAGTAAAGGGAATAGAACTAGCTAAGGGAGCTTCTGACGTCTATAAAATTGTCAATACTGCAAAGTCCGTCGTCTAAACATAACATTTTTGTAAGTTACAATACTAGAAATGTTGCGTATTGCCCACACGGCTGACGTTCACTGGCGCGGGTTGAGTCGTCATGATGAATACAGGGTTGTATTTGAGTCTTTCATAGCTGATTGTAAGAAGAACGACGTAGACCATATCTTCATTGGCGGTGACATCTTTCACACGAAGACGTCAGGCATTTCTCCAGAATACATCGAACAAATGACGTGGTGGTTGGATGCCATGTCCAAAGTATCAGTGGTTCACTTGATATTGGGGAATCATGACGGTAATCTAATAAACCCGTCCAGACAAGACGCAGTCTCACCAATTATTGATGCGATGAAGAATGATCGCATTAAGCTTTACAAAAAGAGTGGAATCTATGAATTCGCTCCCGGTTATAATTGGTGCGTTTTCAGTCTCTTCGACAAAGAAGGGTGGAAGGATGTTAAGCCTGAACCGGGTATGACCAACATCGCGTGCTTCCATGGCGCAGTTGCTGGTTCTATAACCGAAACCGGATGGGACGTAACGGAGGGTTTTACGCCTGAGCGATTCAAAGAGTATGACTTTGCTTTCTTAGGAGATATTCATAAGCGTCAAATGTTGGGATACAGGGATAATAAACCGTGGATAGGATATCCTGGTACACCCGTTCAACAAAACTATGCCGAGCAGTTAGATCATGGATATTTGCTATGGGAAATATCTAGTTCTTTGCAATGGGATGTCAAATTTAGAGAGCTTCCGAATCCGAAGCCTTATGTAACAGTAGAATGGGAAGGATCTAATGAGGACTTTTTCAAAAAAGCCTTAAAATACCCATTGAACTCTAGATTCAGAGTAAAGACTCAAATCCCGATGTCACAACATGACGTGCATGTTGTGACCGAATTCTTAAAAAATAATTGTCATGCTACAGAGACGACTTTCAAGTCAGACATCAAGGTAGAAAATTCAACAATAAAATCAGGCGACAATTCTATAGCAAAGAATGACATCAGGTCGCAAGAAGTCGTAATGTCTTTGCTGCAAGATTACGGAAAAAAGAACAAATATACGACATTAGATTGGAAGTCTATAGAGGCAGAAGTATCCAAATACCTGTCCAGCGTCAACATTTCCGATGATTCAGTAAGAAATGTAAAGTGGTCTATCAAACATCTGAAGTGGGATAATGTCTTCTCTTATGGAGAAGAAAATGAGATATATTTCGATAGGTTGTCGGGAATAGTTGGGATATTTGGATCCAACAGGATCGGTAAGTCTTCCATAGTGGGTACTTTGATGTATTCTCTGTACAACACGACAGACAGAGGTTCTTTAAAAAATATTCATGTATGTAACGTGAGAAAGAACTATTGTTCAGCTAGAACTGTACTTGAATTGGCTGGCACTACTTACGTAGTAGAACGTCAGACTTCTAAAAGCTATAACAAAAAAGGTCAAGTCAATGCTTCGACAGCTCTTAATTTGTACAGAATGAATGATGAAGAGTTAGAAGATCTATGTGGCGAACAACGGACAGACACAGAGAAGACATTACGCAGTTTGATAGGCACGTCAGACGACTTCCTCACGACTTCTTTCTCGGCGCAAGGTGAAACAAACGCATTTTTGTCTCTTTCTTCGTCTAAGAGAAGGACATTATTATCCAGATTTTTAGACTTAGATGTGTTTGATAGGATGTTTGAACTAGCTAATAAAGATTTAAATGGGTATAAAGGTAGGCTAAAAGCATACCCAGATAGAGATTGGGATTCTATCTTAGAGAATAATAAAATTTCTTGTGAAACACTTCAGGACGAGATCAATCATCTAGCTGATAAGATCACAATAGCACAAGGTGAAGAATCAGATCTACGAAGGCAAATTTCAAATAGTTCTGGTCTAAAAATAGTCACAAAATCAGAGGTAGATGCGCAACTAAGAACCGTCGACAATCTCACGAAGCAAAGTGAGGAGTGTTCTGTAAGAATTAAAAATCTAGAAGTGGAAGTTGCCAGCTTAGAAGGAAAGTTAAACATTATTAGAGAGATTTTAGACGCTGAAGACATCAACGACTTAAAGAAAAAGATGTCTTCTATAGAATCGATAGAAAAATCGATGTTAGAGTTGAGAAGAATGCATGAGAAGGAAGAGCTAGAACTAAAACGACAGCAAAAATCAGTAGCTTTGTTGCAAGAAGTCCCTTGCAACGATGAATATCCTACATGCAAGTTCATCAAAAATGCTCATGTCGATAAAAAATCATTGAAGTCACAATTAGAAAGAGAATCTTCGGTAAAAAAGTCGTTTGATGACGTAAAGAAGTCTCTAGAAGCATTTGACAAAGAAGAAATTGCCGCCAAGATAACGAAACACGAAAAAGCAGCAAGCTTGAATTCTTCTGTTCAATTAGAAATATCGAAAAAAGAAACAGAAATAGAAAAATACAAAAAATCTTGTGAAGCTTTAGTAGAAAACACTCTTGTTGCTCGTCAAAAACTAGAATCTCTAGAAAAGGCTCTAAAAAATTCAGAAAACTATGAGATTGTCAACACAAAGTCCAAATTAGAATCATTGTCTAGTGACATCAAGACATGGGATGACATGAAATTGCAGGCTGCCAAGCAGTATGGAAAGCTTATATCAGACTCCCAGAAACTTTCAGAAGAAAGGCGAGAAAGATTGAGTCTCTTGAAGGAGATGGAAGCTCTAGAATTCTTATGTGAAGCTTTTTCGAAAAAAGGATTACCACTAACGATAACAAAATCTCAATTGCCGATAATAAATGCTGAAATAGCTAGAATTCTTCATGGGATTGTCGACTTTACGGTTGAGTTAGAAAACGAAGAAGAGACAGACTCAACTGAGATATACATCAATTATGGAGACTCAAAACGACTCATTGAATTGTGTTCTGGGATGGAAAAAACTATCGGATCGATTGCACTTAGAGTCGCATTAGCTAACATTTCTTCATTACCGAAATCTGATATGTTTATAGTAGATGAAGGATTCGGTACGCTGGACGAAGCGGGAGTAGAAGCCTGCAATCGTCTATTGATTAGTCTAAAGAAACATTTCAGGATTATACTGGTCATCACGCACGTGGATGAAATCAAGGATGCAGCAGACACTTTGATCGAAATAACGAAAATAGAAAAAGATTCTAAGGTGTGTCACACATGAATTGGGAAAATTACATAGGCGATAGGTTAATACAAAAAAGAGATGGCTTTTATGTGATAAAACCCGTTACCGCAATTGAAAAAATTACTCCATTGACATGTCCAGTTTGTGAATATGTTATGAGAACGTGTGAGGACGAAAAATCTTATACAAATTTTTCATGTTGCGAAAGTTGCGAAACGAATTGGGCTCGTCCAAACAAAGATAAATGGAACGAAGGCTGGCGTCCTACGCAAGAAGAGATATTTATGAAGATAGGAAGAAAAAAGATCAACATAACTTTCACAATTTAGGAAGAATGTGGCATAGTTATATTGAACATTTTTGAGAGGACTAATGGCTGAACTAAATCTTAGTGCTTTGGGCGAAGCAATAGACACTACCTGGGGTAGATCATCTACACCGACGCCTTGTGGATTTTCAGTAAAGATGTCGTTGGGAGGACAAGGACAGCTGAACCTCACATACCAAACAGTCGTCAATTTTGCATCAGAAAGAGAAATGTTGACTGTTAAACGATATGAAGAAGAGCATGCTATGCAAAATATCAAGACGGTTCTTGATGGAGTGAAAAGAAACTACAAAGACATAGCAGGTAAGACTTTAAAACTAAAAGAAGTTTCTTCTCATGATTCAGTAGAAATAGTAGGGATGGCTGTTCATAACCCAAAGAGAACCGCGTTGTACCGCAGGAAGTGCATATTTGAGATAACCTGATGTCTGAAAAGAATCTAACAAAGCAGCAACAAATCAACGAAATAATAAGATGTGGTAAGGATCCAGCATACTTTATCAAGAAGTATGCCAGGATCCAGCATCCGTTAAAGGGGACTATTCCTTTTGAGTTGTATCCTTTTCAAGAACAATGTCTATCTGATTTTCAAAAGCATAGATTCAATATAGTCTTAAAGTCTAGACAACTAGGACTATCAACTGTTTCAGCTGCTTATGCAACATGGTTAGCTATTTTTTATAAAGATAAAAACATATTAGTCATTGCTACCAAGCTAGCGACTGCTCAAAACTTCATAAAGAAAGTCGCAGTCTTATTACAATCGTTGCCAAAATGGTTGTTGATGCCAAAGTTCGAACCGTCGAAACAACAAATAACGTTGAGCAACGGTTCACAAATTAAGGCAGTTCCCACGTCAGAAGACGCTGGTCGTTCTGAAGCATTGTCATTATTGATCGTTGACGAGTGTGCATTTATTAGAGATTTCGACACAATCTGGACAGGCTTGTATCCTACTCTCACAACTGGTGGTAATGCAATATTGATTTCATCACCTAATGGAGTCGGAGGACTGTATTATCGTTTGTGGGTAGAAGCAGAGGCAGGTACCAATGAATTCAATCCCATTAGGTTACCTTGGATGGTACATCCTGAGCACGACGAAGCTTGGTTTACAAAAGAAACAAGAAATTTACCACGCCGCAAAGTTAGTCAAGAATACCTCTGCGACTTCATCACATCGGGCGATACATTTTTACAACCTGAGGACTTAGAAGAATTCAGATCTCAAATATCGCAGCCTGTAGAAAAGACAGGGTATGATAGAAATGTATGGATCTGGGACCATCCAGCTTTAGATAAATCGTACGTTATTTCAGCAGACGTCGCCCGCGGAGATGCAGCGGATTATTCTGCATTTCATATAATAGATCAATCTAATTGTGAAGTAGTGGCAGAATACATGGGAAAAATACCTCCAGAAAAGTTTGCTGATGTCTTAGCTGAGTGGGGGAAGAAATACAACGACGCGTTCATATGTCCTGAGAATAACACTTTCGGTTATTTCGTAAACGTAAAATTAAGGGACATGGGATACAATAAACTGTATTACCACAACCACAAAGGAGATCCATTTTCGTATATACCAGTCGATGCTTCAGAGCTACCTGGATTCCCAACAAACCAAAAGACACGAGTTCAAGTATTGACTAAATTAGAGGAGTTGATCAGGACTAAAACTCTTAAGTGTCATTCTCAGAGACTATACGACCAGTTACAAGCTTTTATTTGGAACAACAATAAACCTATGGCGTCTAAGGATAGTCATGATGATCTAATCATGAGTTTAGCTATAGGGGCTTGGCTTGTAGAAGGTGGCACTGGAGTCAACGAGTCTGCAATGGCTATGGCATATGCTATGTTAAAAGCTACAGGCATCTCTAGAAAAGAGTTGAACGATATACCTAACGGTCCTAACACAGCTCAACCTTATGTTAGTCCTTCGCTGAGGGCATCTAATGGAATAAATCCGCAAAATGTCTATAAGCTAAGAGATCCGTCGACGGTCAAACACATAAATGCAGAATCTCATGTGACAGATTTGTCGTGGTTGTATCGGTAATATCGCAATAAATATTGTAACTACCCACCACAGGAAGCCCAAAATGACCAAGAAACTAGATTTAAAATCGTTGAATACGACAATCGCATTACAAAAAGCCGCTTTGTTTGAAGGAATGAATTCTTCTGAAGCAAAAGCATTATTTGCTTCGGTTACTGATCTATACGAAGAAATAAGCGAATTCGAAGAAGAGGCACCAGTTGCAGCCATCAACGCGCTTACGCCTCATCTAAAAGACATTAAGGACATTCTGGAACAAATCATGCAAAATCCCATGAGCTATGTTACACCCGTCAAAACGACAAAGCTTCAACAAAAAGTTACGCTAAAGCCCGTAAAATAATAGTATAAACATCTTACGCGGAATAGAATACGTGTAGGTCATAACAAGTGTCAAATCAAAAGAAGAATAAAAATTTATTTCAAAGACTGACGTCCCTTTTTAAGAGTGGACCCGTAGTCAAAAGAAAGATTCGTGCCCTCGACACGACCATAGCTGTATCTGATAAATCAAAGTCTTCAGCTGCTTTGCTATTTCAAAGATCGGTGTCTCCTACTTACTCAACCATAACCGCCAATTCATATAACTTGTCGGAGAGGTTGATGCGGTACCAAGACTTTGCTGAAATGGAATACACACCAGAAATTGCAGCAGCTCTTGACATATACGCAGACGAAACCTGTGCCCAAGACGAAAAGGGCAGAGTGTTACACATATACTCCGACAACGAAAAAATCAAGCAAATATTAGAAGATCTGTTCTACAATACGCTGAATGTTGAATTCAATTTACGTTCTTGGGCAAGAAATCTAGTCAAGTATGGTGACTTTTTTCTTTATAACGATGTATCTACAACCCAAGGAGTCATCAATGCATTTCCCATTCCTGTTAACGAAATAGAGAGAGAAGAAAACTACGATAGAGAAGATCCGTTTGCCGTGAGATATCGGTGGACAACGATGGGAAATCGAACTCTAGAAAACTGGGAAGTTACTCATTTTAGGTATATCGGAAATGACATGTTTCTACCCTATGGGTCATCCGTCATAGAAGCAGCTAGAAGAATCTGGCGACAATTAATTCTATTAGAAGACGCTATGCTGGTGTATCGCGTGGTCCGGGCCCCCGAGCGCAGAGTTTTCTACGTAGACGTAGCGAACATCCCTCCAGAAAACGTGCCGATGTACGTCGAAGAACAGAGAAAAAACCTGAGAACGAATCAAGTTATTGACAGAAGCACCGGCCGAGTAGATCTCAGGTATTCTCCTTTGAGCGTTGAAGATGATTACTTTATACCCGTCCGCGGTGGTGAGAGTGGGACGAAGATCGACACACTTGCAGGAGGTCAAAATGCAGCTTCCGTCGAAGACGTAGCGTATATTCAGAAAAAACTATTTGCTGCTCTAAAGATTCCTAGAGCCTATCTTGGATATGATGAAATGTTGTCGTCTAAGGCAACGTTGGCACAAGAAGATATCAGATTTTCTAGAACTATAAACGTCATTCAAAAGACGCTTATTTCTGAACTAAACAAGTTAGCAATCATACACTTATACGCTCATGGGTTTGACAATGAAGATTTGCAAAACTTTGTTCTACGTTTGTCCAATCCTTCAACCGTTGCGCAACAACAAAAGCTAGAAATATGGAGATCAAAGTTTGAAATTGGAGGAGCTCTACCAGAAGGTATGGGCAGTAAACAATTCATTCAAAAAGAAATTTGGGGACTGAATGATGAACAAATTGCGAACATAAATGAGCAAAGGAAATTAGAAAAGATAATAGATGCTGAAGTGGAGGCTGCTGCTGAAGGTGGAGCTGGAGAAGCAGCTGCAGAAACGCCGGCTGCAGGTGAAGAAGAAGCTGGCGGGGAAGAGCCCGCCGGAGGGGAAGCTGGTGGTGGAGAAGCTCCTGGCGGAGATCTATTCGCAGGTGATGAACCAGATGACGACGCACTTCCTGGAGCAGAACTATTACTATCGGTAGACGATCCAGAATTTAAGATAGATGATTCTTTATTAGAAAAAGATAAATTACCCGTCAAGAAATCTGACAGATCTAAATACAGCAACAAAAAAGCGCAATATGACAGTTCTAGAAGGAAGAAATGGCAACTACACGAACCAGATTTCCTAAAGATGACGTCTACGCAACAAACATTCGACGATCCTTTCGACTCAAAATGGATGAGTAAACAATTTAAAGACCCCTTGGGTATGAATGAATCTAGGTCATACACTACAAGCTTACCTCCTGATGTAATGTCGTCTTTGCGGAGGATGGCTGGCACTTTGAATATCAACAGAAATAATGACAGTCTTCTCGTAGAGTCGCAAGCTATTGACATAGATATTGAAGATAAAGGCAACAAATAATAAGAAAGGAATTGACCCAAATGTCATCCTCGCATAACAAGAAAAGAAACACGGGCCTGATATACGAATTCTTAGTAAAAACTATATCAAATTCGTTGGTTGAAAACGATAAACAAAAGTCATCTAAGGCTCTAAAGATAGTAAAACAATGCTTTAAACCAGGGACTGAACTTTATAAAGAATTTAGATTGATCAATTCGTTAATACGAACTACCGTCAGTTCAGAGACAACTGCAGCGTCAATTATCGCCGAAGCAAAATTAGCAGCCAGATCTCATAATTTGGATGAATTAGATCGTCAAAAATCTATACTCATTAGGCACATCAATCATCAGTTGCAAGACGAAAATTTCTACGACCAGCACGTAAACGAATATAAAATGTTTGCAACAGTTCAAAACTTGATTAATAACTGGAGACGACCCGGGTCTGATCTACAAAAAACAGCCGAATATGAAGATCAACTTTTGAAATGGCTGACTAGCCCAAAGAATGAAGTTGCTAAACTTCAAACTAATGAAAATTCTGTTGGAACTAACAGGCTTCTCATGAAAATCATGATGAAAAAGTTAAGCGAAAAATATGAATATTCGCTTACCCCTGATCAGAAAGCTCTGATAAAAGCTTACGCATTCTCTACTGCAAATGATGATAAAACCACGATTACTAAAAAGCTTCAAGAGATAAGAGAAAAATTGTCTTCTTCAATTGAAGAGTATTTAAGAGATAATAACGAATCAAACTATTTGAATTCGAAATTATCCGAAGTAAAGAACAAACTGCGGGAATCTATTGACGTGATAGATGATTCTACAGTCTCAGAATATATGTTGTATGCTAAGCTAGTCGACGAATTGACGTCGGGAGGGTCAAATGGCTGACTTGAAACTTCTAAATTCTTATGAAATATTTGATTATACCCCTGACATGATCAAAGAGTCCAGAGACAGGAACGGCGGCAAGATAATCATGAAAGGAATTTTGCAAAAGTCCGACACTCTGAACCAGAATGGTAGGATTTATCCAAAACCTATACTAGAAAGAGAAATCAGGAATTATCAAAAATTTATAGTTGAGAATAGAGCCTTGGGAGAACTTGACCACCCAGATTCTTCCGTCGTCAATCTTAAAAATGTTTCTCATATCATAAGAGAAGCTTATTTGGAGGGTGATGTCGTTTATGGATCGGTGGAGGTTCTAGATACTCCTTCTGGTAAGATACTACAATCCCTAGTAGAAAGTGGAGTAAAGCTTGGAATATCTTCTCGTGGAGTAGGTTCAACAAAAAAACAAGGAGATTATCAAGTCGTGCAAGATGATTTTCAGTTAATATGTTGGGATTACGTCTCAGAACCTTCAACTCCAGGGGCATTCATGATGGCTGAAGGAAAATCTTTAGATCAAAATTCACTCAAAGGAATTTTCACTAAATCCGACAGAATCAATAGAATTGTCAATGACATCTTGATCCCAAAGAAGTAGAATGGGAAAAGGAAATTTTTATGAAGATGTCAAAAAATGAATTTAAGGAAATGATAAAAGAATGTCTCATAGAGATATTGGCAGAAGGTATGGGATCTACAAATAAGCTAAAGGAATCATTAGCAAAAAGAGAAGTTTCTCATTCTAGACACCCAGCAGACTCTATATCGTTTGGTCCTAAAAAACCCTTGAATAATTCCATAGTTGACAAAAAGAAGATTAATGAAGTAATAAAGAATGAATCTGGAGGCGACCCAGTTATGGCGTCTATTCTTGCAGATACAGCAGCTACTACTTTACCCAATATGCTAATGAACGAAAGCAGAAATCAATTGCCTACCCCCGCTGGTTCTGTAGAGCACGTCGTCGCTGCTCATGATCCTAAAGATTTATTTGGAGATGAAGCAGCTTCGAAGTGGGCAGCTCTGGCTTTTATGGACTCCCCAAGAAAATTTTGATGATTTTTTTCACACAGAATATTTAGGCAATATATATTCTTGAAAGGTTATCATACATGAAGCTAACTTCTACTCTTTTAAAAAAGATTGTAATGCAAGAAGTCGCCAAATTTAAGGCGATGAAATCGACCGAGGATGCAGCAAAGGATGCAGATGAAGTTGATGCAGATGAATTTGCAGATACGCTAGAAAATCCTCACAACTACTACAAAGCATTAGGTCTCGAAGAAGCTAGATTATTGAAGAGACTGAAGCGTATAAAAGAAGCTAAGTCAGCAATTTTGAAAAATCGTTGAATTTAAAAAGGAGAAGTTAAAATGCCTGGTCAAGGAAAATATACAGTTTATGCACCTGAATCTAACGAAAAAAACAACATGTTAGGCAGGTTGTTTCCTGCTGCCCCGACCAGCGCTTTCGTCGGTAAAGAAAACGATTATAGAGCAATCGTGACGGCAACTGGAAATCAATACCTTTTGCCGACTCTTGCTAATGGAGACAAATACTTTGGATCTGGAGTCAACCTAGACTATGCTAATGCTCCTGAAATATTAGCAGGAGCTGAGGGAGCTTGGAAGACACCAGGTGACCCCGCAACATCTTTCTTTCCAGATTTGTCTTCACCAGGTCCTGGAAAGACAGACGGGTCTGACAAGAACTCTGATCCTAAGATAAAGTCTTCTGATGTAAAGCCTTCCTACGTAGCAGGAGGACCTACTACTGGAACACGCTCCCCCGCGTCACATGCAAAAAAGATTGCTGCTCTTGTCTTGGGGGCTGGTGGTACGAAGATGGGTTCATCCGACTCGTCCACCTGATGATTGAATATGGAGAATTGAAATGTCGAAACAACTCTACGAAGAAGCCATAGCAGACGTCAAAAAACTCAAAGAAATTGCTGAAGACAATGCAAAAAGAGCAGTTGTCGAAGCTGTAGCACCACGTATTCGTGAGCTAATAGAAAAAGAACTGCTAGGTGAGAGTGTTGAAGAATATAACGAAGTTGATGAAAACGAAAAGCAAGACGACGTTCTCAAAGACGACATGACAGAATCTGAAGTTGCTATGAGCAACGAAGACATGAAGTTTGAAGTTGATGAGATGGAAAACGAATCTTCTTGCGGAACTAAAGAGTCTACGTTCGAAGAAGTATACGAAAGTATTCATGATGAATCAGTAGAGTCTAATGCTGTCTTTGAGAGAAAAATTAGTTATCTAGAAGAAGTCATTAATTCAATGAAGAAAATTGATTCATCATTGAAAGAAACAAAAGCATACTCGAACAAAGTAGTGCAATTGAACTCGATGGTCGAGTCATTGCACGAATACGTTCAAGAAAATGTTGCAGACCCAGCGAAGCGTCTCAGCTGCAACTTAAAGATTCAAAATTGTTTAAAGAAAATTGAAAAACTTCAGGAGAAAAAAATGAGAAGTAATAAGTCACGTTTAGATGAAGAAACCATCAGCCTGGAGTTGACAGGCTTGCCTGACGATATCGATCTAGAAAGCCTCGGCGTAAACCTTGTTTCAGGTGATGAAGAAGGCGAAGGCGAGGAAGGTGGAGAAGAAGCCGGCGGTGAGGAAGAACTAGACCTCGGTGGCGGTGATGAAGGCGAAGAGGAAGAAGCCGGCGGTGAGGAAGAACTAGACCTCGGTGGCGGTGATGAAGGCGAAGAGGAAGAAGCCGGCGGTGAGGAAGAACTCGCCAAGGCTGAATCTAGACGTCTCAGCGACAACGTCATCGTCGAGATCGACGAAGGAATGCTTCGCCGTGAGATTGCCCGTATGAAAGCTCTTCGTGAGGAAGCCGTTCCTTCGACCAAGGGAACCAAGCCTGGTCCTGATGAATTTGATGATTTTGCCGATGCCGCAGCAGAAGGTGAGCCCCTCGACATGAAGCTTCGTGAGATGGATGAAGCTGGTGAGATGGATGAAGCCGATCCTGTAATAGAGATCGAGGAAGACGATATGGAAGAAGGTGGCATGAAGCGCCGCACTGACGTATCGCCTAGCTTCAAGGCAACTGCTCAATCAAACGTGCAAAAGAATCTACCTGAATCGAGAATTCAACAACAGATGGCCCATGAGTTGAAGCTTCAAGAAGCCCTCAAGTCAAAGGCCCGCTCGGCCGCCAAGCTCTATGAGGCTGCAAAGGAGAAGTTCTCAAAGACACGCACGCTTTCAGAACGCAAAGACATCTCCCGCCGAGGATCGGCACACAAGGCCGCCTATGCAAACTTTGCGAAGCGCTACAATGAGTCAGTAAAGCGTTTCAACAAACTATCTCAGATGCTCGCAGAATCGCAGCGTCTACAGAGCGCACGTTCCAATAACGTCGCAAGCAAACCTGCTGCTAGCTCAGGTCAAGAAGCACAGCTACGCAACAAGTTGGCAGAAACGAATCTGCTCAACGCAAAGCTTGTATTCACCAACAAGCTTCTCCAGTCGGAATCACTCACGGCCCGTCAAAAGGCTCAAGTGATATCACAACTCGACGAGGCGAAGACATTACGTGAAGTCAAGCTCGTGTACGAAAGCCTCGCTAAGACTCTAGCGACGCCTCGTAAGCCTATGACTGAGAGCCGAGTTCTCGGATCTTCTTCGCAGGCAACTCGTTCTGCATCAGCGCAACCTCTCAATGAGGGATTTGAGTCAGAACGTTGGGCAAAGCTCGCAGGCATATCCAAGTGACCTCGAGTTAATTCGTAGAAAATAAAACCAATTTGTATAAGGAGAATTTAGAATGAAGTCATTTACTATTGATCAGCTTGCACAGGGCATCAGAGAGCGCCACGTCGGCGCCGAGCGTGCCCGTTTGACGGAGAAGTGGAGCCGCACAGGCCTTCTCCGCGGTCTCGACGGCAACCGTCGCGAGGTCATGTCACAACTCCTCGAGAACCAGGCAGCACAGGTCCTCAAGGAGAGCAACAGCCTCTCAACAGGTGGCGGCAACGTCTCCTCGAGCGGCCAGATCCAGGGATTCACGAACATCGCATTCCCGATCGTCCGTAGAGTCTTCGGCGGCCTCGTCTCGAACGAGCTCGTTTCGATCCAGCCGATGAGCCTCCCCTCAGGACTCATCTTCTACTTGGACTACACCTACGGCACGAATGTCGGAACACCCCAAGCAGGTGAGTCGACCTTCACACGTGGACAGTCCATCTATAACAACCCCACAGGTAAGGGAGTCCAGAGCGGCTCGCTCGCTGCAGGTGGTATGTATGACCTAGTTGGAACGAGCTACTCTAAGGTCACCGGCTCGACGACAACGGCAGCCCTCACGACTGCTGAGGTCGCCCTCGGTGCCTATGCAGGAGAGAATGCAGACACGTTCAGCGTCGGTTACGAAGTCAAGGCAGACACTGACTTCAGCGGTTCGAACGCTCGCTTCCTAGACTTCGATCCTCAGTTGGAAAACTTCGTTGCCTCGAACGCCGGCGACGTCTCGTTCATGTACGTCTCGGCCTCGGTCTTCACGACAGCAAACGCAGCAGCCGACCTCTTGGCAGTCGACAGCATCGCCTTCTTCGGACCTCTCACGGCCGGCTCAGCATGGGGCGAGACATTCCAAGGCGGCACGGGAGTCCTCAACCTCCGTCGTCTCAACAAGCGTGGTAACTGGAACGGTGTGACCTTCACTCCTGACGCACTCAACGGCACACACGTGCAGTTGGCAGTCAAGGGAGCAAACGGTGCAAACCTCGCCCTCCCAGGAGCCTCGACGGGTCGCTTCTCATTCGCTCTCAAGGCCGGTCTAACGGTCGACGGCAGCAGCGGCGCAACTCTCACGGTTCCATCGTTCGAGTCTGACTTCGGCACGAGCCCACAGCCTGCAATCCCCGAGATCGACATCAAGATCGAGTCGATTGCAATCACGGCAACGACCCGCAAGCTCCGCGCTCGCTGGTCACCCGAGCTCGCACAGGACCTCAACGCCTACCACAGCATGGACGCTGAGGTTGAGCTGACCTCGATCCTCTCGGAGCAGATCGCCCTCGAGATCGACCGCGAGATCCTCAACGACCTCGTCACACAGGCCAACGGCGCCAACTACTACTGGTCACGCGCCCCCGGCCGCTTCGTCAACAAGACATCCGGTTCACCTGTCACGCTCGCCTCGAGCCTCTCGATCGGGCCACAGTTCACCGGTACGGTCCGCGAGTGGTACGAGACACTCGTCGAGACAGTCATCGACGTTGCCAACACAATCCACCGCAAGACACTCCGCGGCTCGGCCAACTTCATGGTCACAAGCCCCGACGTCGCCACCATCCTCGAGAGCTCGGTCCTCTACAAGCCCAAGTACTCGATCGACGGTGAGGGTCAGGTCGGATCGCCTTTCACCATCGGTGCAGAGGCAATCGGAACGATCAGCAACCGCTTCACGGTCTACAAGGATCCTTACTTCGTTCGTAACAAGATCCTCGTCGGCTACAAGGGTGGCAGCTACCTCGAGACCGGCTACGTATACGCACCATACGTTCCACTCATCGTGACACCAACAATCTTCGCACCTGAGGACTTCACACCCCGTAAGGGCGTGATGACCCGCTACGGTAAGAAGATGGTCCGCTCGGACTTCTACGGAACCGTCACGGTGCTTGACATGAACATCATCTGATTGAATATCAGTTGAATTCATAGACTGAAGACTTGCAAAGGCCGCTTTTGCGGCCTTTGCAAATTTCATTTAAAGCGTGATACCTATATACCGATAGCATGAACAGAATCATTTATTTCGACATGGACGGCGTGCTCGCCGACTATGATGGTGGTGTGGCATCAGATGAGGCCTCTACGATGGCCCAAGAAAAACACGATAAAATGTTACAGGTGTTGCCCATTCAATATAAGAAGATGTCTCCTACCGCATTTGCGAAGGCATTAGCGACTGCAGATTCAGACCCTGCGTTGGCGGCCTACAAGGAGGCGCGGTCGGAGATGAACCACACGAAGAGTTCAGCAACGATGAACCCAGGTTTCTTCGCCGGTCTGTCACTCATGCCCGGAGCACGTCGGATGGTCAACGAAGCAGTGAAACTGTTCGGCAGAGTCAGCATACTATCCGCTCCCGTCGATCCCAAGAGCATGCCTGAGATCCGACAGCAATGCGTCGATGAGAAGAACGAGTGGTTGGACAGGAACTTCCCAGGAGTCTTCAGCGAGAGGATCTTCGACAAGCACAAGCAGAACTATGCGTCGCCAACTGCGGTCCTCGTTGACGACAACAGGAAGAATACGATTCCTTTCGAGAAAGCGGGAGGAACTTCAATTCTGTTCATCAGTTCCCCAGACGCAATTAGACAGCTGAAATTGATAGCCCGAGGAGAATTGACGACGGAAAGTACACTACGAAGATACATCAGGTCCTTCATCACGGAGACCACGTAATAGTTATGTGATGTGTCATTCTTACTCAAGAAATTCATCAAGTCAGTCATATTAGAATCACTCGAATCGTTTGAGGAACTGTCCGAATTACAGGCGGGGACCATTCGAGACGAAGTGAGGAAGTCCATCGTATTTCGACGTTCGGGCCTAGACGTCGAAAGCTTTGCGTCTGACCCAGACAACGCAGATTCTTGGTCGACCATCTTGTCGCATGGACAGATGAAGTACCTAGGATCAGGTCGCCAGGGCAGCGCATTTTCTTTAGGCCCTGAACTAGTCCTGAAGTTAGAAAAAGGTCCTCCCCGGGCGCAAGAAATAGAGACGGCTCTGTACACAGGTGCCGAGATGGGAGGAGGCTTACCCAAAGTCCTCGATGCAGGTGTGTTGAATAGCTCTATCGGACCGATCGGATGGTCAATCATCGAGAAGCTACAGGACGCAGGAACTTTAGCTGACGACCCTGAATGGAGGATCGTGTGGAAAGCGATCAACGAAGGAATAAAAGAGATAGTCGCTTCCGAGGTCAAGGCTTACAAGACCACGATAAAAAATGCGAAGAAAAAAGGAGACGTATTGCCTCCTTCCAATGTCAAAAGATTCTCAGAGAGGAATCCCGAAGAGCTAGCGGAGGCATTACTGAGTTCTCCCGGTTTCCCCATTCAGGAAATGAAAGCAGTGGAAGAGAGATATAGATTGCGACCAGATTGGTTGGAGCGTTTCCTCTCTGGACTCTTGGTTCATTACCGTCTCGGAATGGTCGATTTCAAACCCGACAACATGGGAATTCGTAGGATAGGTCCTGAAGGCGAGATAGTCTTTTTCGACGCCGCCTCGGCAAAGCTGCGTGACAAAAAAGCATGGGAACCTTGAATTTTAGTAGAGTGACAATTCATATATTAATCGAGAATTATACATATTACGAGTAACTGAATGGAAGGTTCACATGAAGATCACAGAGAGACAGCTGAGAACAATCATAAGCGAAGAGATAGGTAAGCTAGCAGAAGAATCAACGGCTCCCATGTCAGCAGGCCAGAAGCTAGCGGCTAAGGCAGGAGAAGCGACATCTCTATCAGGATATGAAACAGCAGCCAGTAAAGTAATGGATGCTGCAGGTTTGGCAGCTCTCATCAAGCAGACTGTTGATGCTACACCGCTGAAGGAAAAAACTCCAGTCGTGCAACAGGCTCTCAGAATGGTATTGAAGCAAATCGCCGGGAAGTAAATAAGCTACTTATAACATCCTACTGACGAGGCGTCTAACTAGCGCCTCGTCGACGTTTAAAGAACCTTGTGACAACATTAGTTCTTCTAGTTCGTCTTCTATCTTCTTTCGAAGCGTAGGGTCTGACACTTGTCGTATTACTGAATCGACTCGCTTCTCATTGTTCCTAATGGCTATGACAGCTCCTGCCTTTTCTGCAGGAGTCAAGGATTTCAAAGAATCACCTAGATTGAAGTTCTCTATTTTTTCCGGTAATCCCAATATGATTCCCTTCAACAACAGCAGCAGGGAGACATACTTGGGAGGAGATTTTACGTTGGTGATCGTGTCAATGTTACCTGCCAAAGTGTCGCCGACGTTCTTCGAGCGTTGGACTGTCCTTTCTAACGACTTCTCTCTTGCTTGTTTGGACCCAGCAAAGTAACCAGACGTATAGTAGTCGTCAGATATCCTCTTTGTATATCCATAGTCTATCAGCTTCAATTGGTTGCCTGCTATTCCCCATGAGTCTGGTTTGAATAGATCGGCAGTGCGCGACCCTCCGTATCTCTTTAGAAACTGTCTGAATGCGTCGAAAAACTGAGGAGACGCATACCTGTAGATCTCGGAAGGCTCTTTGACCCTCGAAGCCCTCAACGGTTCTATCTCCCTTTTCCTCTTGTCTGCGGCGGCAGGAGGAAGGTCCACCTTGGTGTCCCCTGAATAGACAGGTGCGATGGGATCGTCAGTCATGGCGGCCTTCTTCAAATATTGGGCAAAGGTAGCCCAATCTTTTCCGACCGAACGATCACTCAGGGGAGTGGCCTTCCCAGATAGAATCCAGAAGAAGCCTTCGTAGTCGGTCACGTCACTCCACCCCACGACGGGAACGACGAGCTCTTCTACCGCCGGGTCGCTGCCAACAGTGGCCTCTATTCCGTTTTGAGCGAATCCAGCCGCGTTGGTTGCCACCTTGATGACGTATTGATCATTGAACTTCATGACCATCCGAGAAGATCCTTGAGCAGCCGTGGGAGAATTCAACTGCATCTTGATGTAATCGAATTTGGCCTCATCCGGTAGGCCTCGAGAAGTCTGTATGTCAGTGGCTTCTCGGTATAGTTGGTCTAACCACTCGAGCGTAGGATCATTCACGTTTTCAGTTAATAAACGAAAGATGTTGGAAGTCATTGTTCGACTCATAATTATAAATCGAAAATTCTAAATAGAATACTTTACGATATATTTAATTCGTCGAAACTTCTCGTTTCGAATATTCAAGGAGTCATCAGCCATGGCAAAAGTCACAATCAATGACAAGGGCGTTGTCGTCGAAAAAGGCAACGGTCTAACAATCACATCACCAACTACTTTCGTTTCTGCACCTGTCGCTGCAGTTTCGGCCCTCGTGTCGAGCTCGGCAGGTCCTCTATCTGTATCTGGAGGCGGAGTCTTCACGATTACGGGTTCGGCTGTCGCCGAGGTCGTCATGCCCCTCGCGGCGGCATGCCCCGGTGCGACGTTCGTTTTCCGTAACTTGTCTCTAGATGCTCACTATCTCACAGGTTCAGCCGAAGCAAGCGGTACCAAGGTCTTTGCTGGAATGGCCGGAGCTACACCAGCCAACCAAGGCAGCAAGTTGACCCTCGAAGGAACTGCAGGTAAGTCAGTTGCCCTCGTCAGCGACGGCCTATCATTTCTTGTCATGGCTGCCAGCGGGTCTTGCACACTCAGCGGTACCTGACGGAAATTCATAGCCTACAAATAAGAATGGCTTCTCGATCGAGAAGCCATTTTTGTTTTCGTTAGTTGGAAGACTGGTATCGATACCACACTCTGTGTTCATCATGCAATTTGACTCGAGACGTACCGAACTCCTTCCAATCTAGTTCGATGATCCAATCGAATACATTCGAGTCCCAAGAGATCGAAGAAACAATCGCTTCATATTGGGTCATGCCATGAACGATTATACGTTCTCCGACATCCGGTGGGCCTTGCATGATTTATTCTAAAAATACTTGATATGAATAACAGGATATTTTCTAAGATTTATCCTAATGCTAACCTGGCGATCCCAAGGGGAATTGAACCCCTGCAAGCGCCTTGAAAGGGCGCTGTCCTAACCTCTAGACGATGGGACCATGAGGGTCGGCGGTTAGACCGACCCTTTTTCTATCACTTCGCTGCAGGAACTGCGCTTGGTGCAACAGCCGCCGCTGAGGCCGATACCGCAGGTGCCTCAACGACTGCTGATGCAGTCGGCTCTGCAGAAGCGACGGGTGCCTCTGGAGCGACGACGGCCGAAGAAGCAGCCGGAGGAGGGGCATCGCTAGCAGCGCAACCCACCAAACAGCACGTAGCAACGAACATAATTCTATTAATCATCTCAATTGTCTCCTATGAAAGTTGTATTCAATTGTGATACAACCGTGAGATAACTATAATGCATGAGATGAAAGTTGTTTAAATTAGAAGCTGTATTTTTTCGAATGGCTTTCTGACAATTTTTCGTTTTGTGCCAAGAACAAGAAAAAACCTCTCACTAACTCAGTTATAGCATCATCGGTAAGTGATTTCAGCTCATTATCATTTTTAGATTGTGTCTTGGCATAATTTACTGTGTCAGAGAAAATCTTGTGTTTTTTCACGTCTTTGTCGTTGGGAAGATTGAAAATCTCTTTTTTATCGATTTGACCAGTTGCAGACTCTAACAAAGTTTGTTTTGTATGTAAGAAATCTACGACAATTCTTAAAACTTTTCTAATGATGGTCTTTGTAGACTCCCCCGCCGCGCGATGCTTTTGACTGATGTAAGAATCAATCAGTCGAAGATTGGTTTCTAAGTTTTTCTGCACGTTTTTTGTAGGTATTTCGCTAGCATCGGCCGTGACGTCTACTATATCCTCAGTTTTATTAGTACCTTGCATATCGTAACAGTCTACAATTGCGTTTGCGAACAGGTCTATAGTTGTTGCTCTCAAGGGCTTATCAAATTGATCTTTAATGATTTTTTTAAGGTCCTCAATTGAACCCGGGCTCTTATCTTTTAGGCCGTTGACAATCTTTTCAACGGCTAGTTTAGCCCCTTTCGACGTCTTAAACTTGACTTTAGACAAGACAGCCATCAGTTTAGATCGTAGTTCGTCTTCGCTGCACCCTTCTTCGACTTCTTCGTCTTCGGCTTCTTCTTCTGGATCTTCTTGTTGAACCCCAACGAGAGCATTCTTGCCTTGCAAGAATTCCATTAATTCCTCTAACAAGTCTTCCAGCGTGCTAATAGAACTACTTGACTTTCTTAAAACTTGCTGTTTGAATTTCTTAAATTCTAAGTCTTGTCGTTGCATTCGTTTTAGTGCTAAAGAAAACGCAGGATGATCGTTTACGTCTCCTTCATATTTTTCTATTTTACCACTAAAAGCGCTTCTGTCGAAAATAACGGCGTTTTGACGTAATAGCACCAATAGTCCTGCAGATATTGCAGATATTGCGTTTTCGTCGGATGGCAATCCTTTATCTTGTAAGAAACTATTAGCTATTGTTTTAAACGTCTTTTGTTCGTCTGCTAATTTTTGACGAACTTGAGAACCGTCTTCAAACAAAAAGGAATTCCAAAGTTTTTTTCGAGAAACACCAGGTTTAGTTAGCAAAGGTTCTAAATAGCAAAATTTCTTATATCTTTCATTAATACGAAAAATATCTTCGTTCGACAGTTTGCCCTTCCATTTCGAAGGAATTAAAAGGTCATCAAATTCGTTGATAATATCAAACGAATCAAGAGCTAAAAGCCGCAACGTCTCATTCTTCATGTGATTTATCACATAAATATCTCACACTCTAATCGAAGCAAGAAAAAAGGATTCTCATTCCTTTACGACATCTTGACTGATAGATGTCCACGACATGTCTCCTTCTAGACGATAAGCTCCCATAAATTCGTGAGGAGGTTTGCCACCCCAATCTTCAGGA